ATCTGCTGTAATAAGAGGATCTTCGTCACACTGGTTAATCACTGGATTATACCTAGTTACAGTGACAAGACGCTCTGTCTCTTCTTTTGGCTCTATTTGAGTCTCTTCTTTTGGCTCTATTTGAGTTTCTTCTTTTGACTCTATTTGAGTCTCTTCATACACTCCCATGCTAATATTTTTTGATCTTCTTAAATTATGACCAAAAATTGAAAGCATAAACATAACGACCATTATAAAAATTAAGTCGTCATCAGTAAATTTTTTCTTTTTCATTTTCATTTGTTTTGCATGTTTTTTATTCATATATAAGGCTTTGAATAGAAAATTAAAGGGAGAAATTAATCTCCCATTTTATTTCTAACAAAATACATTCTCATCATAATATCCCTTTTTCAAGGCTTGTATGAAAAACTGTATATCTTTAATTGACATTGGTGTAAAATTATTAGCATCAACGCCTACATCAATTCCCCAGCGTTTAATTTTCTGTCTTCCATGAATATGACCAAATAATCCATAAGATCCATTAGTTCCAAGTAAAGGATTAAGATTCCTTAAATACTCTGGTTCATGATTAAAGATTAACTCAGCACTGAGATCATGGTATTCAGATTCAATATCATTATCCGGCTCTAGTTTAAAATGCCCAAACTCTTTATACCCAATAATATCTTTGAATCCAATACGTATCATAGATTCTTTGAATTCATCGAAAGACTTCCAATGAAGATCTATTTCTCTTTTTTCATAATTTCCACACTGAAGAATTATATTACCATTAAGATATCGTAACCAATCTCTTTCACCAAAATCTCCTAAATGGTAAACAATATCTTCTGGCCTTACTACCTCATTCCATCTTTCAACCATCGTCCAATTCATATCTTCCGTACTAATGAATGGTCTTTTACTAAGAGTAAGTGCTCTTTGTGATTGAAAGTGCGTATCTGAAGTAAAGAAAGTTTTAGGTGCCATTTTATGATGATTAACCCACACATTAAGAGCTTTTAAGCAATCATCTAGTGTAGTAAATACCTTAGGGACCCCATATTTTTTAGCTTTATATTCCATATACCGTCTTGTATGGACCTCAGGATCAATACCTAAGATAATTCGCTTCCCTCTAACTAGGTTCTCCATTAGCTCAATTTTAGTAGTTTGAGCATAATCTCGTCCTTTAATTTTTTGAATTTCTTTAGGAACCCAAAATAAGATTAGATCACTCATTCTAAGCGCTTTGGTTTCCCATTCAACTTGCTCTTCCCATACAAAAGATTCTCCTAATTCACCACTTCTTTTAGGATTAAGAAATTCTATACCTTCTATTTCAGGAATAGTACTTTGCCAATCAGGTGCTCCTTGTATTGGCCCTGCCAGGAATACATATGTTTTATCTTTCTTTACTCCTGGTACATGCTGTTCAATTGCTCTTATCATAATTTATATTTAAAAAGGTAATGGTATCTCATCTATTATTTGTGCATATTTAGTTTTGTATATAATATAACCTTCTCCCAATTTAGTTGTTCGATTAGTAGGCATTACTGATTTAATAACATATCTCTTTCTATGAGCTGTTATTATATCTACAACTCTTTTTTCATTATATGCCCATATTAAGAATGGATAAGTATTTCCATTATCTAGGATTGCTTTAAAGTATCTCAACAAAGTGTATCTAATTGAACAAATACTAGATTATTTTCTATCCAAAACTTTAAATTCAAATAAGAATCCATAATTTCTTCTGGCCATTCTTTGTTAATATAAACCATTTCAAATTTCTCATCCATCATAGATTTTGTAATTCTCTTCTTTCCCTTCCAAATACTCATATCATTTTCCCACTTTCGTATTTTTCCTATATTTAAAAGAGATAAAAGCGCTTTAGGAGGATTCTGAAGAGGATTAACTGATAATAGAAATCCTCTCGTAGGTTCATTATTAATACCACGAATAAGCCAGATATACTTATATTTTGAATTTTCTCTTAATAAAAACGTAGGCAGTAAGTCCTTAGTTGTCATAGAACCCTGCCTTTTTAAACATGTGATCCATCTTAGTCCAATCAACGTGACTTAATCTAGCAACATGCTTCTCTCCTGTTGCATAGGAAGTATAAGTTACTAGATTAGATTTAAGAGGAGTACCCATCGCCATATCATCAATTAAGATATCAGCTAATAGCTTTCGCGATGTACCTGTTCCAGTATTTTCTTCTCCTTCAAATCCATTTACACCTTTAAGTGGGATTCCATTATCTTCAAACCAATTAATAGCTTCTTGAAGACTGCTAATTTCTCTCAATTTGCCATTAATATAGTTAAAAGGATTATCAGAAGATTCATTACGGCAAGTCCATAAAACAATATCATGTCCTGCGTTTACTAGTTTCTTAAGTACATGTGCAGCTCCCGTATCGTATAAAGTACTTCCACTTTCCGGAAGTTTTGGAACTACAGTACCATCAAAATCACATAATATAATCATATCCTTCCAAATCTAATATTCTTCTTAAATTCTTCCCAATTCTTGGCTGCTGCGAGAGTGAACCCGTAAGATACACAACTTTGAAATTCCTCTACCCACTCTTGAATTGAACAATCTACATCAATCCAGGTCCAGGCTGAATCACTAACTTTTATAGTCGGATTATGCTTTTTCCACTCTTCTGGATCTTTATAACCTGCTCTAAGAGATTGAATCTCAATAGTTGTATTTCCATGATAAGCTCTACAAAAGCCGTTAGCTCTTGCTTGATATCCACCAGTTCCATAATACTGCTCTTGATTAGAAACTTCTACAGTCTCATATTCTCCAGTATTAGGATTTCTATTTTTTTGATATAAAGTTCCTTCGGCTTCAATTATTCTGGCGAAATCTTTACCAATCATAACATAATCAGCACCAAGAGCCATTGCTTTTAAGACATCAGCAGGACTTTCAATACCCCCATCTGCAATAATCTTTACAGGCCTAAGACCAACACCTCCAGTAGCTTTAAACTTAGTCATATCCATTAAAAGAGATGCCATTGGATAATGAAATCCATATTTCGCTTTATCTACTAAAGATCCTGAACTAATACCAACCCTTATATAATCAAACCCTGCCTTACTGTAATCTGAATAGGTTTCAACATTACCCACATTTCCACCCATTATGATTACCTGAGGGCCATATAATTTCTTTAGTTCAAAACATAATTGAAGGAGGTTAGTATCATGTCCATTTCCACAATCAATACAAATATGAAGTTTTGGACCTAATCGCCTCTGATCAACATTCAAAAAGTTTCTTTGAATTTCACTGATACTAAAAGCAGAGAATATCCAAGGACAATATTGAAGTCTTAATTCTAAAGATTCAGTTCTTGGTATTACTGGTCTTATCCCATAATCTTGCCATATTTTACAGCTATTTTCGCCAACAACGGCTTCCATTGGGCTAGTGAAGATTGGAAGTGTATCTGTTATTCCACTATCATCCAATTCATCCTTAACTGTAAAACAGGCCTTACTCCCTAGTGAACCATTATTAGTTCTAGCTGGAAGCAATGTAATATCATCTAATTCTAAAAGTCTTTCCATAATACTTTCATTATTAATTTCATATTCAAGAATAAGGAAAAAGAAGGCATAATTATTTACGTTCCACCAACTTAATTATATTTGTAGTATCACTATCTTCTTCTATACGGTCGAGCTTAATTTCTCTCGGCATCTTATTAATTAAATTAATTTCTATCTCTTTAATTATTTTACAACATTCTTCAAATTTCTTTAATAATTTTGTCATACACGCGTAAAGATTTCAAAATCTTATATATGTGAATAAAATTTTTAAAAAACAACTATGAGTTTATTAAAAATAAAAAGAATAAGTGTATTGACTCCTAAAGGAGAGCGAATTCTTTCGTTTATGCCTATAGATGAACAATTACTTAATGAACAAGAGTTTACACCTTGTGATAAGCAATGTCCTTATGGCCCAGAACTTTGTGATAAAATAAAAGATCCAAGAGATCCAACTAATCCTAAAAAATGTTTTGGAGATTGGTGTGCAAATCTTGGAAATAATGAAGGAGATCAACCTGAGTATGCAAATTGTGTACCTATTGAAGGAACAATTGAGGAAAACCTAGGAGATATACAAGATATACATCAGACGCTGATTGAGAAAGATCCTCTTGTTAAATTAACAAAGGTTATTGATAATGTTTGTGATGGATATTGTGATATGTATGAACAAACACATTCTCAATGCAATTCCAGTAATAAGCTGTGTATCTTAAGAAAATTATTTAAAAATAATAAGAATGATTGAAGATGATAATAAAATATATATTCCACCGGATTATTCACAAGAAGAGGTAAGTTATGATTCAGACTTTGATGACGATGAGGATGATCCTGCAGATTATGAATTTCCAGATGATGACGAAAATGACGTCGAGGAAGAAGAATTATCTAAACAACAAGAACAATTAAATGAGAAACAAATGAGTGTACAATCGCCTTTTGGACAAACTCCTCAATGGGGTACGCCCAGCCAACAAACAACTCCTTGGGGAACATCAAATCCCTCAGGACAACAAACATTCCCTTGGCAAACTCAAAGACCAGCTGCTCCTGTAACTCCACAATATTCCTGGCAATTACCAGGACAACAACAGCAGCCAGCAGGGCCTAATGTACAAGGACCTACACAAGCAATTAGAATTGATAGACCAAAACAGATAGTCATAATTGATGTATTCGATGGACTTATTGAATCTTTGGCAAGTGAGGGTCAACCTAATATTCCACCAAGAGCAGTTTATGACATTAAACTAAAATTTGATGTTTGGGGTGCTTTAAGGAGTTTTAGCCCTCAAGTAGTTTATGCAATTTTCCCAGCTCTTACAACAGACGCAGAGGGAAAGAAAGCATGGCAAGCTGCTATTAAGTATCTAACTTATAGCTTAAGCTCTTATTTGCAAATTCCTGAATATAACTGTATTATCATTAAACAAATGGTATTCGGTCAACCAAAAGAAGTTATTATAAAGGCTATTGCAGATAAACTAAATGATAAAAAATCAGCTGTATATGTTGGAGTAAATAGTGGTTATTGGGGACTTGGAAATGGAGATCTTCTTGCAGCTAAACACTGTCAGATAGATTATGCAGATATATTTCAATTAATTAAAGGAGAAATTTAGAATTATGGATCAAAAATGGATTATTGATAGTGGTGTATTTTATCCAATTCCTGGAGATACTACACTACACTTATCACCGGGACCTGGAGTATTTCAATTTTATAAAAACCCAGATCCAAGAGATGGAAGACTAGGTCTAAAGAGAATTAGTGATGATTTCAAGTTTGATTTTAAAATCTATGACTTGGGAAGTGAAAAAATCATTGATACAATTGAAAAGACTTGGAATTCAGACTATTATGTAAAAACTGGAAGAAACCTTGGCGTGATTTTTAATGGAATCAAGGGAACAGGGAAAACAATCTCTGCAAAAATTCTATGTAATAGAATGAAACTTCCTGTAGTAATTATTCCATACTGTGTTCCTGGTATTCAAGACTTCTTACAGGCCCTTGAATTTGAGTGTGTAATTCTTATCGATGAGGCTGAGAAAACATTTAAGTCTAATATCAATAGCGAAATAGATTCTGATGAGATTCTTCTTAAGTTAATTGATGGAGTTTATAATAAGGCACGTAAATTGTATGTCCTTACAACAAATAAGCTAACAATTAACGAAAATCTCCTAGGACGACCTGGGCGAATTCGCTATATCCAACAGTTTGGAAATCTTACAGAAAAGGCCGTTCATGAATTTATTGATGATAATCTTCTTTACCCAGAAAAGAAGAATGATATCTTAAAAGCTGTAGACCTTCTTGAGATCTCAACAATTGATATCCTTCGCTCAATGGTAGATGAGGTTAATATTCATCAAGAACTTCCTGAAGATTCTGCACTGAACGTACCTAAAGCAAATCATATCTTCCGCATTCTTCGATTCCCGGAGCTTGAGTGTGAAGTACTTGAGAAAGTAAGAGAACTAATTGTTCCTCTCGTAAAAGAAGGAAAATTACTTACATGGCTCAAAGAAAAACGTGAAGGTTATGACGGTACTAATTCAGAGTGGATATATGATGAGTATGGTGGCTATGAAACCAAACTTACTTGTCAGTTCTCTAGTCTTTGGAAAGGTATGGGAACTAATTATGGAGAGATACTGGAAGAACCTGGAATTGATGGCTTCTTTACAGTAAGTGGATCATATGGCGAACCATGTACTTGTGTTATGCTGTATAAAAAATCAGATCCTAGTTTATATAGAAATGCACTTTAGGAGTATTATAGAGAGGGTAATATCCTTCTCTATTTTTTGTTTCGTTAAGAGGATCTGACATATAATAAAAAGAAGGGAGAGTAATTTTTCCTCTTTCTTTTCCTTATATTTGTTATGAAAGTAAAAAATATATCACAAAGAGAATTTCTTAAGTTGTTAGAATCAACTATAGAAAGTAGTTATGGTACAGAAATTATAGAAAGTAGATCTGGTGAAACATTAGCAACTAAAATATGTCAAGCTACTGTTGCCTGCCTAGGAATTTACTCCCAAGATCCTGAAAATCAAGATGATGAATTCAAGGATGGTTTTGGGCAGTTATATGAAGAATTAGCTTGGGGTGGTGTTTCATTTATTACTATTGATGTCGTAAGGATTGGACTTACAATAGAAAAGAAGGTTCCATTCATTGAGGTTAAAGATAATTTAGGAACAAATTTTTATATTTATCACGATGGAACAAGGTTATGTGGTTATGTACCAAAAGGGGATATTGATAAAGAAGAAGCACGTATTTTTGACTTTGAATCTCAATTAGAACCTGATCCTATAACAGAAAATAAGATCAATGGTAATATCTTCATTCCTAATATTGGTAAAGTACAGCCTAGACAATTAAAGACAGTTCAAAGTGACCTGGAATCCTTCAATAGGAATTTAGCAGCACGACTAGGGAAATGGATTATTAAAGATCTAACGAGGGCAATGATACTTCCATCTAATCTTGGTATTCCTGTTGGGGATAAAGATTATGTGAAAACATTAAGTAAAGAACAAATAACTTACTTAGTTGCAGCTTTACTAACTAATATTGAAAACGAATCTCTTGGAAAATTTGCTAATAAGGTAAAGACTGATATTGAATCAGTAATAGAACCTCATATTGAAGATTTTGAAGTTCTAGGTACTGGCTGTCTTGCGTATGGCGTTCCTTTTATTGAATGTAGAATTAGAACTTTAGAGAGTCCTTGGATAATCTATTACTTATATAGTGACGGAAAAGACTTTAGGGCATATGTTCCTCTATGTGGAAATTGGATTAATACAGACAATAAACAAATCTTTATGAGGTCCGTACTTAATTCCAAAGAAGATGCAGCTTGGTTGAGTAAACAGGGAATTTCTATTCCGATAAAGGATGGAGATACTGTAGAAGAGATTCATCAAGAGATAAAGAATACTTTAGGAACAACAACTATCCTTGAATATGGAGATTATGTTCCAGAAGCTAATAGAGAAGAGTGTCTTAAGGAATTTGAGTCAATGTTTCCTACCTCAGGACAGACAACTACAACAATTCAATCTACAGGTCAACAAACAAAGACTAATGACGTAACTTCACTTACAATAGATCAGTTAGAGCTTTTGAAGGAGACTCTGTCAAACAATTATACAATAGAAGCTAACTCTTTAATATCCGCTATTGATAGTGAAATTAATAAACGAGAACAGTTGTATAAGAAGATTGATACTAATAAATTTGCTGGAAAGTTATTTTATACGGATGCTAAAGATCATACCGGTAAAGATGTTAGACAGTATTTTAAAGTAACTTTTATTAACTCTAGAAAAGAGATTATGTTTGATTTCTTAGGAAAGAGTAGTGATAGCATTCTGTATAAGAAAGGTTTAACAATAGGTCTAACTCTTACAATAGATGGGAAACTTACAGATGATTATTCTAACAAAGAGTTGATTGAGTTAAAGGATGAAACTGACTATAACAAATATATTTCAAACTTTTAATTATGGATTCAATTAAAGATGCATTAAAAAAGATTAAGACAATCAAGCTTATTAGTCTACTACAAAAGACATTTCCTTATGGAATAGATTGTGTTTCCAAGAATGGAAAAACTCTCAAAGTTTTCGTAACTAAGAAGGATATTAGGCAAGAGCTAAAAGATCGTAAACCTAAGATGACTAGGTTAGAATTAGAATTTCTAAAGAAATATGGGAGTTGATGAAGCGATAGCTATCTGTAAAACCGGAAAGAAATGCAAGCATCAATGTTATTCTAATTTGGAATATATCTGTGGGATAAATGGGCGGAAGTGATTCGATTTGAGGATACAACTGTTATGGATGTTGATACTTATAGAAAAAGTTCATTCTATTCCCAAGGATGGATAGAATTAAATTAATTAAAAAAGATATGAATATTGAAATAAGTAAGTTAATGGTAGAGGCGCTTAAATCTGGTGATAAAGTTCGTCTCACTGTGTTAAGGTTAATGAAGTCTGAAATAGATAATGCTAAAATTAAAGAAAAGCTAAAGATTTCAGATAATTTGCCTGAGATTAAAGAGTTGAATGTTCTCAAGAAGATGGCTAAAGAGTTTAAAGATGAGATTGAAAACTCTAAAAAAGCTGGTAATCAAGATCATGCTGATGAAGTAGAGTCTCAGCTGAAGATTCTCGAGGAGTTTATTCCAGCTCCAGTTAGTGAAGAAGATATCGAATCTTCAGTAAAAGAGATCATTAAAACTATTGATCATCCTCTATCAATGAAAGATATGGGCGTTATTATTGGTCAAGTTAGATCTAAGTTTCCTACAGCTGATGGAGGAATAATTAGTAAAGTAGTAAAGAGCCAGATTAATGGATAAAATAAAAGGGAGAGACTTTATTGGTCCCTCCCTCTTTTTACTTAATTTCGATCTTTCTGATTTCTTGTTCTTTCTTTGGTAATGTAATTGTCAACAAACCATTATTACAACTTGCTGTAATATTATCTTTGTCTATATCATCACTTAGCCAGAGCATTCTTTTATAGCTTCCATAAATGTAATTTTCAGCCTTGATAATTAAGAGATCATTATTCTCTACCTCTATTGAAATATCATCTTTACCAAGTCCAAGTGCCTCAAATACTACTTCATAAGTTTTATCTGTTTCTTTAATCATAATAAAAAAAATTTAATAGTTTAGACACCGTCCGTAGATGTCTTCACTATTAATATAGCAAATATGATGCCAAGTGACAAAATGACAGAAAAAAGAATGCCCCGCTTTCACAAGTAAGACATTCTGACATGCAAAACAGAATTTTATTTATCAGATTCTGGCATAAGCAGATCAAGAATAAAATAGAATAATATTAATGAGCCAAAGGAGAAGAAACTCCCAATGAGATACAACACTCTAATCGCATCTTTCCAATTACCTAATCCAAAATAGTTTGCTAAACCTCCAATTACTCCGCTAAACCATTTCGTTTCACTATCTTTTGTTAATCTTCTTTTCATACATATATAAGGAACTCAAAGCCTTAATAATGAAAATGAAGAAAGATAATAAGAGAAGTAATAGGATTAACGAACAAATTTTTGCTAAAGAGGTTCGTATAGTTGATGAAGGAGTATCAGAGATAATGAAGACATCTGAAGCATTAGAAAAAGCTAAAGAACAAGGATTAGATTTGATAGAAATATCTCCCAATGCTCAACCTCCAGTATGTAAAATTATGGATTACGGAAAGTATCTTTATCAACAGAAAAAACGAGAAAAAGAGATACAGAAGAAACAAGTTAAAGTTGAAGTAAAGGAGATTAGATTTACTCCACAGACAGATGATCATGATTTTGAGTTTAAGCTGAAACATGCAAAAGAATTTCTATCTAAAGGAAATAAGTTAAAACTTTCTGTGTTTTTTAAAGGCAGATCAATAATTTACACAGATCAAGGAAAAGTTTTACTGTTAAAGTTTGCAGCAGCACTTGAAGAGGTAGGAACTGCTGAAAAAATGCCAATTATGGAAGGTAAGAGAATGACAATGATCATTAGTCCAAAGAAAAAGAAGGAAGGAGATAATTAAATCTCCAACCTTTATTTTTTTTTCATTGTAGAGAGAAATCAATCTTCAAATAGTATATTTCCATATTGATCTTTCCATACTGAATGATAACGTGATTTCCAATATGCAGATCTATCTCGCCTCCAAGTATGCTTTTTCATGGCTGACTAATATCCATATAAAATATCTCTCCAGTTGGCGGGTCAAGCGACTGTTCATCTATAGGAGTTCTAAAATAAATTTCTCTATCTTTTCGCCATGTATGTGTTTCACCTTTTTGGTAAGAAAACCAATTTCCTATTGTATATATTGAAGTAGTTGGAATATAAGGCGCAAATATATTGTTTTTAAATGATTTCATATCCGGGATGTTTAATACATAATTTAGCTTCTTTTATAGCTTTATAGATATCCGTGAACATATAATATTCTTTATCTCTTCGCCAAGTTCTCATCTTTTCAGCCCACCTACCTTTAAGACTTTCTAATACATTACCCTCAAAATTATCATCTATTAATTCTTTACCAAAAGCCTTTCTCTGTTTCTCGGCATCTTGATTACTTTTTGATTTCTTACTCATAGCTTTTACGTTTATATCCATTAAATTTCCCACTATACTCATGACCATGTTTACATTGAAGATGATATTCAATTGCTTCATCATCTGTCATATTTTGAAAATACGAATCTGTATAGGTATAGGTTTGTCGGGCTTTCCAATTACCTTTTTCCCAATCTAATTTATCTGATTTATAGGTAGAAGTAATATGGGTCATAATGAACTTTATAGTCTTCTCCAACTACTGAAACACATCTAACCTCAGTATCATTAATATACTCAGATTGATGATTGGATGTATGAAGATGACCATGAATTACTAGGTTTGGCTTACTATCTTCAATAAACTTTCTTAATTCTGGATTTCCAATGTGCTCTCCATCATACCATTTACAAGACTTGTCCAAAATGATGTCACTACAGCCGTAAGGAGCATCATGACTAAGAACAATGCTTCTAATGACAGCGCTATTATCGTCAGGAAATATCTTATCATGAATAGCTTGGGGAGTTTCATTTCTGTATTGATCAAAAATAGTTTTTTGTTGATCTAAAGGAACCATAAAGGAGTAATTTCCAAAGGGTTTACAAAGTGGTGTTCCATAAATATGATAGACAACATATTCATCTCCAGGAACATTTTTTCCAGGAATTATTACAGATTCATTCTCTAAATAAGTTATCTTGTCATCTTTAATCATTTCTCTAAATACATCTCCATGTCTTTCAAAATAATCATCATGATTACCAGCTACAATTATAACCTGTAATACGGGTTGAGCTAAACACCATGGAATAAATGTATTTTTAAGCCATTTTTTGCAACCATTACTCCTTCTCTCATATTTAATAGGAATGATGTCCCCAGCAATAAGTAAAATATCAGCTGGCTCAGTTAAAGAAACTAAGTTGCCGTGTAAATCACTTATCGCTACAAATTTTATTTTACTCATACATTTATAAAGTTTAATTTATTCATTTCCACTAATAAGGAAGAAAAAGGAGAGGATAAGCATTTTATTAACTTATCCCATTAAAATCATTCATCGTTTTTTCTATTCCATTATAAATGAAACTAAAAATCATCTGAACAATTCGTTCAAAATTTATTTCCTTAAGTTCCTCTTCAGGAAATTCTCCTAAAACAAATTCTAACTGTTCTCCCTTTACATAGTTGTTACCAAGACCAATTTTTAGTCTAGAGTACTTATTATTTCCTAAACAAGTCTCGATACTCTTTAGTCCATTGTGTCCCCCTGCACTGCCCCCATGTTTAGCTTTTATTGTTCCAAGAGGAAGTGAGAGATCATCAACCACGATTAATACTCCTTCTAGGGGAACTTTTTCTCTTGCCATCCAGTAATGAACTGCTTCACCACTAGAATTCATATAAGTATCAGGTTTAAGAAATATTGTATCTCCTTTTCTAGCTACCCAACCATATTTCTCTTTTTTGAAGTCTAAACCTTCAATATGTTCCAATGCCAGGAAACCAGAATTATGTCTAGTCTTAAAATATTTTGGTTCTGGATTTCCAAGTCCTACTATTAAATGTCTCATAATAAATTCCTTAAACCAATTGGAAGATCATCATCGTCATCTTCGCAATCATCCTCTAGTTCTGGTTTTACTGTATGGTGATTCTTTCTAAAACCAATATACTCTAATATATCTTTAATTGTTATCATGTCTTTGAGAAGGAGTAAAATCCTTCTCTTATTAGGTTGTTTTTATTCAGGAATCTTGAAATCTTCGATATATGCTATAAGAAGATTGATACATGCTTCAATATCAACCCAACCACAGATTTCTACATTAGTGTGCATATTCAAATTAGGAAGTGATAGCAAATATGTTTCACAGTCTATCGACCTCCCTTGAATAGCTGTTGTATTTGTACCTCCTGCAGTTGAAACCTCAAATTGATATGGAATATTCTGCTCGTCACAAATTGCTTTCAGGACTTTCCCAATCCTTCTAGATTTGCCCCTACCATATGTGAGAACAACTCCCTTATTAATTGCTACATCACCAAACTTCTCCTTAGAGATACCTTGTTCAGATTCTGTACTAGGAGTAACATCAATATCAATACTAAGATCTGGATTGATTGCATTTGAGGCAATACCTGCTCCCACTAATCCACGTTCTTCATCACTAAAACCAAGTCCCCAAAGTGTTATACCATCAGGAACTTTCACCCTCTTCATGACTTCAGCTACAATGTAAATACCTGCCTGATCATCAAGATCTTTGGACATTATTTTATCTTTCTTCGGACCAAATTCATAGATACTTTGTCCGGAATGAAATACAATAGAATCACCTACTGCAATGCCCATCTCTTTTACTTCATCCTTGGAAGATGCTCCTACATTTACTAGAATCTTATCCCAAGAATCAACCATCTTTCTTTGTTCTGGAGATTCTACATGAATGGGTGCTTTTCCAATAATACCAGTAACAATTCCATTATCCTGTGTAATAATATCTACAATTTGCCCAGGCATTATCTTTTTATCAGAGCCTCCATTAGGAACCACATGAAGAAAACCATGCTCTGTAATACATTGAATCATAAGACCAATATTATCATAGTGAGCTCCAATCATCAACCTAAAATTACCAGTTCCTTTGGTAACAGCAGCATTAAAATTTCTATCAATTCCTTTAGAACGAACTCCTTCGCCCTTTAAACATTCGTCAATGAAAACTTTAGCAATAGTACCTTCATCTCCACTAGGACTAGGCGTTTCAATCAATTTTTTCAAAAATTCAATATTTCTTTCCATTTTTATTTGTTATTTTTAACACATTAGTAAGGAAAAGAAAGGAGAAATTAATCTCCTTTATTCTTTTTAGCTAATGCTTTAAGTTTATTACTAATCATTCTTTTCCTAAAAGATGATATTTTATCAATAAATAATACTCCATCTAAGTGATCCACCTCGTGCTGTAATATTCTAGCTTTCATACCATCAAGCTCTACTTCAACATGGTTCCAATCAGGATAAGTATCATACTCTAGTTTTATTCTCTTAGGCCTATCTACTGATTCATAGATTCCTGGGATACTTAAACAACCCTCATACATCGAACAAGTCTCTTCACTAGTTTCAGTTATGTATGGATTCAAAAATACATCTTCATCCTTCTGACCAATTATTACTATAGATTTATTAAAACCAACTTGAGGTGCTGCTAATCCAACTCCTCCCTTTGAAGCAGCTAGAGTTTTTCTCATAGTTTCTAGGATAGAGATTAGCTCTGCCTGACCTTGTATTACATCTTCAGACTCTTGTCGAAGAATTTTTTGTCCATAATATTTTATCATCTTGTCTCTATAAATATAACTTTTCCTTCAAGAGCTCCCCATTCAGAACTCTCTTTGAAAACTTTTGTTTTAGGCTCATACTCTGATTCCATTGGCTCAGTCAAGTACTATAAAGAAGTTTCCTTCCACGTAGCTTCTATTAATTTCTGACCTGGATCAAGTTTAATCGTTGTTGTTCCTCCAAAATTTCTTGCAAATTTCTGATCACACGATGTTATTGCAAAACATAACATTAATACTATTAATATCTTTTTCATATCATATATAAGGAAAAAGAAAGGGAGATTAAACTCCCTATATTTTATTTTACTGTTTTCTTCTATTAAAGTACTTCATTACCTTGTTGAAGTATCTGTTAGTACTCTTTATTGAATATCTTGGACCTCCATTCCAAAGTCGTATTGCTCTCTCAATGTTATGCTTTGGGTTATACTTATTTTGAATTAAAGCAAACATCTCTCTAGACTTTTTTGGGTTGTACCGATCAGATAAAGAGTACTTTTGTGTTCTAAGAATAATATTACATTCTTTAACACATATTGGAGTTATTTGGAGTATACCAACAGAGTTTCCACACCTTGCTCTTGGATTACCACCACTCTCTACTTGAATGATAGCCTCAATTAATCTATTCCAATTCTCTTCACTAGTGTTAAAAATACTATCTTCCTCTATATTTTGAGCGCCTACACTAGCTAAAGACGTAAAAAACATAGTCATAATAATTAAAAAATTTCTCATCATAATTCTGATTTACGAGGTAGACCAATAAAATAAGGCCAATCAACTAAACGCTACGCTGAGACTCTACATTAGTTGATAATTTTCCTCAAATTAAATTAAATTCTCTTTAGCCATCACATTTGTAATAGCATTCTCTACAAACAGTTTTAAAAATTAAAAGATAAGTCGTTAATCAACTTATCCAATCCATCGTTATCTTTGTAGCCGGTAGGGGAATCGAACCCCTCTTGCAAGAATGAAAATCTTGAGTACTAACCGATATACGAACCGGCCATATATCACGTGTCTATTATTAATACGAGAGACGAGTACTGGAATCAAACCAGTCTAACAGGTTTTGCAGACCTGTGCCTAAATCACTCGGCCAACTCGTCATTTTGTGCACCCTCTGTGTGCTGACCACAGGACCCCAATATTAAAAGTATTGTGCTCTACCGCTGAGCTAAGGGTGCTTGTTATTTATTATAAGTGTCTAAAAGTGGGCCATGCTGGGCTTGGACCAACGACCTTCAGATTATGAGTCTGCTGCTCTAACCAACTGAGCTAAAGGCCCAAAGGTGCCGGAAACAGAAATCGAATCTGCACGGGCGCAATGCCCAAGGGGGTTTAAACCCCTCGTGTCTACCATTCCACCATTCCGGCTTTAATTTTCTATTGTTATGTCTTTATGTCCATCATGTGCGAATGAATGGATTCTAACCGATACGCATTTATGCACTAGTTCCTAAGACTAGCATATCTACCATTCCACCACACTCGCATTCTTGTTCTCCGTATCAGATTCAAACTGATGACCCACAGCTTAGCTTACCATCTATAGTTTTCACTACCCTATATTAATAATATAAGTTTGTGGTCTGGACTATTTCTTAACCATGCTATTTCTAGTTTAGGCAATCCCTATATAGTCTCTACGCACTGCACCTATCTCTAGGGCTTGGCACGTCGTTGGCATATTTATTTCTAAACTTAGCTTTCGTCGTTTAGGGGATTTTCTACATTCTCAGTTTCCCGAGATGCACTCCTATTTCTTCGTAGGACTTATTTTTCTTGAGTATTAATTTCTCAAGGTTTTCTTTTTCTTTATTCCATTTACTGTCCATAAATTAAAAGATTTTTTATAAGCCTACGTTAACTTAAAGGCTGTTGCTCTATTCAACTGAGCTAACGGAGAATGCTTTATTTTCCAATATTAAGGATTTCGAGGGTCTTTAGTTCTTTTCTTTTTTAAGCTCATTAAAAGTATAACCAAGTGAATTATAAAACTTTCGAACTTTTCTAAGAGAGTTTAGGTCGATATTTAATTTTTCCGCAACATTATTCCATGTAGTCAGAGAATTATATAAATTTTGTAAATATTCCGGAGAAATTATTTCATTATTATCTTTTCTAAAAAATATCGGATCAAGTTTTGTTTTAACAGTTTTTCCAGACGAGTTCAATACTTCAACCTCTGTTTTAATAGAATTAGATCTAATTCTATTAGATTCGATTATAGTATTCAATTGTTCCTGAGAAAATACTCTCCCCTTTCTCCAACCTTCTGGAATTTTATCATTATAAATTTTTTTATTTTCTATTCCATTGGTTATCCAGGCACTTCCATAAGATCCATTTCTCTCTCCAGTCTTTTTAGCAATAGTTTCTATAGATTGTTTCTTCCCATTCGTTATTCCGATAAATTTTCCAGAAACATATCGTGGGTCATCAATATCCATACACACAGCCTTTTTCTCTGGATCATTTTTGTCAAAAACTACTACTTTTCCTTTTGTTGAAGAATATCCTACACTTATATATTTTATATTTTTATACCGCTTATACTCTTCTTGTGAAACTGTTATTATTTTATTCGTAACAGTTCCATTTTCTATTAAATATACACAAACTTTTCCTGTACTTGCTGTTTCGTACTTATCTTTATTTTGGTGATACTCCTCTTGGGTTACTATAAACCAATTACTTTCTTTAATATTCCCTTTTAATTTTACGACTACATTTTGTTCTGTGGTAGTTTTATAAATTTCTTGATTATTATAATACTCTTCCTTCTCTATTAGAAATGCTTTAGAAGTTGGATCATCTTTTAAGAAAACACAAACTTTCCCTAAAGGACTATCTCCTCCTCCAACAACTCGATTATAGCATTTAGGATCTTTTACTAGGTCTATAGTTACTATTTCGGCTTCTTTTTTACGAATCTCCTGCCTAGTATTGAGAATTACAACTATTTCTTTAGTAAAATTTTCAATACCTTCTTCCTTAATTGCTTCTCGTATACCTGTTCCGGATCCCCAGTAACCATCATTTATTGGCTCCTTCTTAAGCGATTTTGGGATAGAGTGAATACCGTAGTAAAACATTTTATTTACTTTATTAGTAATTTTATAAACATAGTGAATATATTCTGGATTATGAATTTCCCACCACTCATCTGGTTTTTCATGACAATCCAATGAATTACTCACTCGAGAATCTAGATTAGGTTGATTGTTAGTTTTTGAAATTAAATTATTTTCCTTCATAAAATTTATATTTTAATTTGATTCAATCAAAAAAAAGAAGAGGTTTGCAAAAATAGCTCATACCCCTTCTTTTAGGCGGAGAGTACTGGATTCGAACCAGTGGCACGTTATTAGCGTACGCCGACTTAGCAGGTCGGTGGTTTAAGCCACTCACCCAACTCTCCAAATTTTTATTTTTGTGACCCAGCTAGGTGTCTATCCTAGTACAGAGAATTTTAGGGATTCTCCTCCGTGACGACGGCAAGGCCATTTGACCACTTTTAAAGTCAGTGGTCACGACTGTTTAATAATTAAGGCCATTCACCAAGTGGCTTTCCAAAATCACCGCCTTTTACACCTTTTGTTGGGTTAAAGGCAGGATTCCAGTTGCTAATCTCACCAGTAACGGCATCTACAAAAATTACATCATAAACATCACCAATGACCCATTGAACATTACACTCACATGGACCGACAGGATAACGTAATGACATTCCCTTAGCAGGAGGAATTATTCCATTCCATTCCTTCAAACGTTTTAGTACATCCTCTGCATTCAGTTTAATCTCTTTTTTGCTCATATCAGCATCCTCAATCCATACATCATTGATTGCAGGTGGAATGAGCGTTCCCTTTTTCACATCAGTCGTGATAAACTGAACCTGTGGTCCTTTCTCCTTGTTCCAATAGTAGAACACATCAGTAACATCAGTTACATGCAGATCGTCAATAGTTTCAAGTTTAATGCTATCATTAAATAGCACATTTGAATTTCTCCATTCATAATCACCCGTTACAGATTTTTCATTCTGTACGATGCCAAACATGGTTTGACGATGCAATGCTTGAATGTGAGCTACACCAGCTGTGAAATCCTGTACTACCCCATCATAATCAGCACCGCTAAGTTTTTGTTCACCGTTAGACTTACATGATTCACATGCAATCAGGCTAACCAGAGCTATGGCAGCCAAAAATAAGATAATTTTCTTCATTTAATTAATTTTTTTTAAAGTTTTCATTTCTCCAACTACAGTCAAAAACACAGTTTTCTTCTGTCTTTCATCATAGATATCTTAACCTTTGTAAAGATTTTAATATCATTTTAAGCAATTGTTATGAATCCAATGAATTAAGTACAGTGGCAAGAGTAAAGGCCAAATTACACTAAAATAAATCTTCTCATCTTTAGACTTATCTTCCCACTTATTGATGTACTTATTATAAGCAATGAATCCACCAATAATCCAAACAAGTAAAACAATAATCCAAATCATAGTTTAAAATTCTTTAATTTCTCCTGTTTCGGAATTTACTTTTACAAAATGATTTCCTTTATGACTGCCAAACACATACGAAGCCTCTTTATCAAAAGGAGGTTGATCCGGTCGGCGATATGTCATTAATTTAGTATGTGGTTGTCGAATATTAGCCTCTTTTAACATTGTAAATGCTTGTTTAAATCCAATAGTAGGTGTCGCCTTTGCAGGTAAATTACCAACCCAATAGTTATGAACTTCATTTACAATAGGAGCTGTATTAATTGCATGCTGAATAATTATACATGTATCAGCATTAAGCGCTTGGAATACTGTAGTTAATTCAGTAATTACAATTGAATCTTCAACCTCATCGACAAACTTATCAAAAATAGCTTGTGCCTCATAGAAATGGATTACTCCATACTTTTCAGCAATTTTGGTACTATCTGTTTTAATAATTTTGTCAAAGTTAAGAACAGTTTCAACTTGTGTTAACTGCTCATTTTTCTTCTCATTACAAGCAACAAATATAAACAATGTTGCCATCATAATCATACATAAAATTAATTTCTTCATGTGTTCTATTTAATTAATTCTGGATTATATAAATCCGTCGGAATGACAGGTGCCGCCCCTGCTTTCTTCTTGTTCCCAAAACAAGTGCCCATCGCTGACAGGCTCCATTCCGTACAAAACACCTTATTTTCTCGTATATAAGAATTTAAGGTGCTAATATTTTGCATTTTTTAATTTTCAAGATTAATAATTTTGTCTACTTCCTCTGTATAATCATCCTTATTAATGTTTATATTAAGCGTAATTCCATAAGCTTTCTTTTTAACTACTGGATCATCAGGATCAATATCATCAGAATCAGGAGAGCCATTACCTAAGCCATTAATATTAATAGTATATCTATAAATTTTTCCTTCTGCCCATTGACAATATTCTGATGGGATATATGCTCTAGCATCATATATAGTAGTTCCTCTATATATAAAACTAAACTTAACAGTAAGCCCTATCCCTTGTGTGGTTACTGGTAACATGTACCAAACTGTAGGACATTGATATGCTGTATTAGCTGAAAAGATTTCTCCGGGAGCAGTAAAAGAAATAGATTGTTCTGTCTTTGTAGAAATATAATTGATTGTAGAAGGAGTAATAGTAACAGTCTCTTTTGTATTATAAGAAGACCAAATAGCATCAGTTCCATCTTCCTTAACTGACGTTGCCGGTAATACTCTCACACCCTCAATCCCTGGGGTAGCAGGAGTTTCTATATTCCTAATCTCTTTATACAAATATCCAGTTTTATTACTAGGTCCACTAAATGCAATTATATAATAAAGCCTTCCATTTTTCTTCCAAATATGAACTACATGAAAATTATCATCCGTTTTTGCATAAGTATAGGGAACATGATTTTGTTCGATAGTGATTCCCTTATCTACTAAAATTTGTGCAAAAACATCACCCTGGACAGTTTCTCCTTGGTATTGACACCAGATTTCATACGGATGAACTGCTGAACCTTGTACATATCCAGTAGATTCATTAGAAAAAGCTTCTTCAACATCAATCTCTTGGGTACCTTCAGCATCTTTATAAAATTTAAACTTGCTATTAAATTTAGCAATCTCAGCATCAGTAAAATATGATTCTACTCCAGCACTAAACTGATAGTTTCCATAAATTATTGGCTGAATATGCCAAACTTCTTCTTGCTTAGAGCTTGCTGGTGTAGCTGGTTTGAAATCTATAATCTTAGTACCTGCTTTATCGCTCTTAAAGTTTAGATAAATCTTAGAATTTCCATGTTTAAAATTAAGTGTAGCTCCTAATGGATAATTTGCTTTAGGAACAGTTGTTTGACAATAAAGAAATTCTTTTGGAGTATCTTCATAACCGTCATTATCAGTAGAAAATGCTTCAACACCTTCAACAGTAACTACACCCTTGGATAAAGAATGTGTAGTATTAATATTATTAAAAGATGCATAAGATTTCTCTGGAACTACGCCAATAAAATGATACTTACTAGCTTTATTACTAAACCAACAAGTATCTTGATCTTCACTAACATAAGACCATCCAGAAGTTCTCCACTTTACTAAGTAAGGATTCATAACTTCATCTCCTAAGTCATTCCAGCAATAAATGCTTAGGTCATCATAGCCTGTTCCTGAAACCGAATTCGAAACAGCTCTTTTTGCTAAACTGCGACCTTTAGTGGCATTAGAATAATCACTAAACGTAACTGCATACTCACCATTGGCATTTTGTGTTCCTGGATAAATATACCCACCATAAGAAGGGGTAGGTAATGTAATAACAATATCATTTTCATTACTACATCCAGAAAAAATCAAAATACCAAAAATAAATGTTAATAATTTTCTCATCATACGACACTATAAAATTAAAATTACCAAATAAAATTAGAAAGACATTCTTATATGTCTTCCATTTTCTTACGTGATCCTAGAGGAACTCGAATCCCCACAAATTGGTTTTAGAGACCAACGCATTACCTTTCTGCCATAGGACCATTTATCTACATATAAGGCCTGTAGACGGGCACTGCAAAGGTTCACAAAGATACCAACTTTAAGTGTTTAAATAATTTTTCATTTCCTAAGATAGCCAAAGCTGTTGTTTGTCCTCCTAAATCAGGCTCTTGAAATGATGTGTAATCAATCCCAAGATTCCCGAGTTTATAAGACCATTTTTCAACATTACCTTTTAGATAGATAAGATAATTATTATTCCACTGTTGTTCTGGATGATCGAGTAACCATTGAGCTACTACATGACCCCCTTGAACACAGCTATAGATTGGCTCTAATGTATCACTGACTATTACATATAATCTACTATCCATTATTACCATCTTTTAAATATAAGTTCAAGATTTCCGTTAAAATAAGACTTGTAAGATTTGATCCAATACATAGCCTCATACCAAAGTCTAGTTTCTTCGAAAATATAATCGTCAGGTAATGATTCATCTAAGATATTACTTTTATAGTACTTACACTGATTTGGCCTCTTATAAGTTTCACTAAAATAAGCTTTCATTTCTTCAGAGGTTTTAAAATCAAAGCTCCTGGTATGAGTCTTATAATAACACTCTAATAAATAATCCTCGAAACTATGAATTCCTCGATTTTCCCAATAGAGTTTTGAGTGTCTCACCCATCTGTACAAAGTGTATAATTTGTCTAACTCTGATGAACGATTTTTAATCTCTTCACAAAGTTTCCAATCATCACCATGACCTTTTCTTGCTTTCTTACCATCTTTTTGAGCTTGTGCCTTAATCTGAATTCTATCATAGATTTTGGCTGCTATCTCTTTCATAAGTTTAATGTTCGTCTCCATAATAGTTAATAATATTTTAATGTTATACCAATTCATATTCGTTGTCGCGTCTGAGTTGGATATTAACTTGGAGCTCGAACTCGGAACTACCACTTCTGTTTCTTCATTGTTTACCAAATTTTAAACTGTTAGTATCAAGTCCAAGCGATCTACGTTTTGTTTGTATAATTGCTTTTACTTGAGCTGGAATGTAATTATAAAGTAAGATAACCTTACGACACTCTTCTTGATATTCTTTCCAATTATCGCAAGTAATCTGATCTTTATAATCTAAATTTTCAATTGAACGATCCGCAATCTTCCTGTCTGAACAATATTGTTTTTTATTTACGTCACCTATAAGATTCCGCTTTCCTAAAACAAATCTTGTAACAGAGTTTGGATCATTCTCCGTAAACTTAAAATTAAGTGCTGAATTAAGAGCAATATACATATTAGTATATTTTCTCGTTTGCTTGAAAAAACGCCAAGGTTCAATAAATGTAGTAGTTAAAATCTTAGATTTATATCTAGTATTTTTCATACTATCAACATCTCTGAATAATGGCATAACTTCTTCAATGAGTTTGTTCATGTCGGAAATAACTGCTTTTACAACACGTTCATCTTTAAGTTCACATAGTAATTCTTCAAATCGATCAATGCAGGATGACTGCTCTGCATTCTTCCTAATAACTGTCATTAACGATCTGACAGATTCTTGATTTACTAAATTTGACATAATTTATTTATTTTTAAAGTTTCAGCGGAGAGTGAGGGATTCAAACCCCCGGACCATTTCTGATCGGTGCTTTTCAAGAGCACTGCAATAGATCACTCTGCCAACTCTCCTTTGTCGTGGAGCTACTGGTAATCGAAACCAGATTTCTTGCGTGCAAAGCAAGTGTAATAGCCTTTATACTATAACCCCAAACAATGATGGAGTTTATAACCATTACCATCATCAGCTACTTACGATTAGCGAACCTATTTGATTTTCAGGGATAGATTACGTTACGTTGAGGCGCTACCTCTTCTAATTTCTGTGGGAGCAGATGGATTCGAACCACCGTAGGCCAAAGCCAGTAGATCTACAGTCTACCCTAATTGACCACTCTAGCATACTCCCTTATAGAGCCGGAAGTCAGATTCGAACTGACGTGTCCTTACGGATCTTGATTACAAGTCAAGCGGAGTCGACCGCTGTCCCATTCCGGCTTTATACTTTTTAATCAGTATTATTGTTATTTGTGTCTTTTATTTTTAAAATTTTTAAAATTTTTATATTTTTTGTTTTTATTCTTTTTAATCTTTCTTTCGAGATAAGATTTTCTATATTGTATAGGTCAATTTCTTCATGTTCAAGAATTAACTTTACATTATACCCTAACTTTTTATAAACATCAAATTTATCTAACATCTCTTGAATGTCTAGAGTAAAATCAGATTTGATTTCTACTATTTCATTTGTTTCAGGTAAATAAAAATCTGGAACAGCTACTCTTTCTTGTTTTATTGTAGAATCAAAATATTTAATTCTAATTGATTCTACCTCATATTTAATTTTATTAGAGTCTAATTCATTAGCGAAATCAATTTCATATGAACTTCTTAAAAATACAGTTTTTCCATCCCAAGAAATATGGTGTTCACTGTGTATATTTTTACCAAATATGTTTCCCGAGACTAAAATATTAGATTTTCCATTTAATATAGCTAATTTAGCAGATTCTGATAAATCTCTCCGTTTAATATTAAGATGATCTAATATATTATATACTGCGCTCTCAGATTTTATATCATATTCTTTCATTAAATCTAGGGCTGATAAGTTTTTTGTCCAATACTTATCATATAATATGTTTCTAATTCTTTCAAATTCATTAAATATTTCAAGAGTTCCAATCTTTTTAGGATTAAGCCCAATATTTACTAATCCAATTAATTGTTGAAAATTGTGTTCCTTGCAAAATTCATTTGTGCAATGATATGTCCCACAAATAGGACAACATCCTGAATTAATATGTACTAATCTTAAGTCAGAATATTTTTCATCAATTAATTTATTGTGTCTATTAGAACTAATTATTTCTTTTTCGTCATAATTAGTTAATAAATGTTTAACTTTTGTATTCTCTTTTCTAGTTACATACTTTTTATTATTCAATAAATTATTATATGAGCATGCACAGGATGAATCGCAAAATATGTTATCTTTTCTCTCATAGGGTATTATCTTTCCGCAATTTTTGCAATATTTAGGATTTTTATAATAATCTTCTTTAGTCATCTTTTTAGTAAAATGAGAGGTGGATATATTATTAGTTTCACAAAAATCCTTTAATTTAAAATAATTTTTATCATTTGCTGAGCATCTAAGAATTCTTAAAACCTCTGTTTTATTTTTACTAGTTTTTATTGCTTTAATAATCTCTTCTTTTGCAATGCTTCTAAATAACCTATATTCATTTTTCAATTTTACAGAAATTTGATTACTATTTTTCATCACTTCTGTCTGGATTGAATTACTAGCTTCTTTAAAACCGTCTTTAATCATAATTTTATTAAATAAATTTAATAACTATAATAAAATCTTATCATTATAGAAATGGGGGATTTAAACTTATACTATATACTATGTACACTTAATAGTAAAAATCTCCCTAATAAAATTTAACTAAAGATTTTATTAAAGTACTTTTCCTGTGGATAAGGATGAAATCAAATCACGTTAGTGAGATTTTCAGTCTCATGCATACACCACGTCTGCCACTTATCCAATAAAAGCAGAGTTTTTATTTAGGGGAGGGTGTCTTGTTTTTCCAGATAATTAAATACACAACTAACTCTACACACAAAAAGTTTAATTATCTTTCATGTTGTTCCTACACTACAATTCACTCTGTGACCTCCCCAATGATACGCATCCTCAGTTTTAAGGATTTATATCTCATACTTAAATAAAGAATTAAATCTCTCTAAAGCGCATTTTCTTCATTTCAGCATATATAAAAAACTCAGAGTCTCTGAAGCGCGTTTTGTAAAGTTTAGAGAAGGATTTTACTCCCTCTCTTCACAAAATTTACTTAATTTTTACAACTGCAATACGTGAACCAGTCTTACTAGCACCAATTCCTACAGCAGAGTTAACTCGAAGCCCACGATTCTCAAGATAATTCTTTACGACGTCAGCACGTTTCTGAGAAAGCTTTTTATTATAATCCTTGCTTCCTTCATTTGTTGCCTCTGCTACAATATCAACGATTGCATCCTGACCAATACTGTCAAGTATAGTCTTTGCATCATCTGTAAGCTCGGAGCTATCAAATGCAAAACGTACAATCCAAGTATTCTCTTGGTTAGCTGCGGGCACAGGTACTTGTATAATTTTCTCTACAACCTGTGGCTTTCTAGCAAGTTCATCCTTCAATTGTGCAATAGTATTCTCATAATCTGTGATATCATATAGCTTAAAATTATGCCCCTTATTTGATGTCTTAAACTTATAAATAATACCAGCACTTAGACGAAGAGCTGAATGGTTTACGTCAAATTGAACTTTATCACTTGAATTGAGTGCATATACGATAGCTGGTTCAACATAAACCTGCCATGCCTTCTTTTTTCCAAGATTAAATGCAAAATCAATACCAAGCTTAGAAGTCAAATAATTACCTTTGACAGAGGGTATACGATCACCGTAAACATGACCCCAACCAAGTCCTGCAATAGGAATGGTCTCAAACGTCTTAGGTTCGCCACCGTATCCATTGATAAGATTAGTAAGGTTCATTGTTGTAAGCACAGAAATGTTACTGGACTTGATAAATGTTCCAGTATTAGGATGGGGATTATTATCAAAATAAGCTTCTCCATCTACTGCTACACCCCAAATAGGAGTAATCCACTTTCCTACACGTACACCCGCTGTAGTACTCAGGTTCTTCCAGAATGTTCCACCATCAACGGTTTTGTATCCTGCACCAACATTAAGTCCTACATACACATTGTCAAAAATGTTTGACTGAGTCTGTCTAGCCAAAACTTGCTTCTCAATTACTTGAGCGTTTACACCAAGGACTACTGCCATTAGCATAAACATACATAAAATTGTCTTCTTCATCTTTAAATTTGTTGTTAAAATCATTTGTGTTTTTAAAGGTTTGGGGGCCCTCGTGAAATCGAATCACGTTAGTGAGATTTTCAGTCTCATGCATACACCACGTCTGCCAAAGGCCCATTAACAGGGTTTTTATTTTGGAGAGGTTGTCTTACTTTCACACCATTACTTATTAGTCAACCCGGGAGTAATGGGAATGTTGTTCCTACACTCAGTAATTTACCCTGCTTCCTCTCACCAATGATACGCGATCCTGGGTAAAATAAACCCAAGACAGTATCTCTTCCTCTTATAAGAATTTCAGGGCCTCTTAAACGCAAAAAGCCTTATTAATGTGATGAAATATAAGAATTATTATTGGGAAGAGAGTAAATTGTTTACATTAAAAGAAGAAAATAGAAAATTAATAAGTAATACAAATATGTCTCCTCAGCAAGTAGAAGAACTTTTCTTAAATTGGAAAGATCTGTTCTGGAATGTTAGAGGAGCAGACTATACTAAATGGAAACATTATCGTCAACCCTGGTTTAGGGAAAAAGAGAAAGAATTTCCATTTTATGATTATGGAGCTACTTGCCGACTAGTAATTTTTGATACATTCGAGGACAAACAAATAATCCGAGTTTGTGGTCATTACGAGTATGATAATAAAAAATGTTATCTGAGTGAAGGAGGAAGATTTCTAATAGATCCAAAAACAAGACTAATAACTGATATTATTTTACCAGATACTAGATATAATCATCCTAAAACTTATCTTCCATTCTTAGATAGTGAGTATAATAAAATACATTATCAACTAGGTGGATATTCATCTGGTTTACATTGGAATAATCCAGAAAGAACTATATTTATCTTTCGTAAAATGGCTCCAGGAATAAAACCAGAAGGTGTTATAAAGAGACTTATGAAAATGATCTTTGAATATGATAATACTGTTGGTAAGAATGATACTTGGGGAAGAACGCTAGTGAGGGACATGGAATGGTTTGTTCAAGGAGGAATTCCAGAAATATTATGGAAAGAGGCACCCTGGTTGAGAGATCACTTATTTAATGCTCATGTATTTACTGATCCGCTAATAGATCAATTAAGTTATAAGTACGATTCACTACGAATAGCTATAAAACATGGGCTATTTAAGAAAGTTGTAAATACTGAAGACCTTCAGCTTTGGCTTGATATAGTGAAAATGATGGGAAGATTAAAGCTGGATAAACGAAATCCAAAATTTCTAGTCCCTGAAAACCTTAGGGAATTTCATGATACACTAGTAAAACGAATAAATAGGAATACTATCCTCAGTAAAGCTAAGGCAGAAAGAAATCAAGCAAGAAGTTTAAACATAAAGGCCCTTGATCAAACTTATGCAGAGACACATCAAGGTTGGCTGGAAAAAATATGGGAAAATGAAAACTTTATCTGTAAACCACTTCAAGATATAAAAGAATTCTTAGAAGTTGGAATTAAGATGAGTAATTGTATATTTTCAGCTAGATATTATATGAAGGAGACCTCTCTTATTTGTAAAATCATAGATAAGACTAGTAACGGTATTCTAGAAATTGCTGAACTTAGTTTACCTGGACTCCAAATTCTTCAATGTTCAGGTGCAAGTAATAAACTATCCCCTAGACATTCAGAAATTATAGACTTTTTGAAAAATGGCAAATGAAAAGTATCATAAAATTTAGAGCCATGTAGTTATGAAAGAATTACTAGAGGATTACTTTGATAGAGGAGATTATAAAATAATTGAAGATACTAACGAAACTATGAAACTTGAACTAAGACAGGGATTAAGCAGCTCAAAAATTGGCACAAAAATGATTCAAAATAATAGTAGGTTTCATAGCTATTGAACAAAGCTTAGAATTATGGAAAATAAAAGAAGGAGATTAATTTCTCCCTCTATTTTTTTTGTAATAAATATAAGATTTATGAAAGACAAAACACTTGTCGGAAAACAAACGTAAATACGACAAAATACGTTCCCTGTATTAGTTATCTATCCATCATACTATTGTAAAGAAGATTATATTATGAGACCTCCCAAGCTATAACATAATCTTCCCCTATTATTTACTACATATATACATTAATAAGGATTTGGGGGCTTATTTTCAAAATAATCATTCTTTATTTTCTTCTGGTTTATTAAAAAATAAATATAGAGAACTTCTAAATTTACATTACTCTAGGTACATTCTCTACATATATAATGGTTTTACTTCATTTAAAGATGGATAAATAAAAAAAAGGCGCTAATCTTAATGATATAGCACCTCTTTTGTATAATGGTCGTTAGTTAAATCGACCAATCAAGCACATCTGCTACGGCGCTTTCGAAATTGCCGTATCTCTTATATCTGTACCCATGCTGATTTAACGTGAGTAAGATATCTACGTTGTACTCTGGGCAATGTAGTCTCAACACATCACCCTCCTTCTTTCCCTCTAATACCTTCAGAGGGAGAAACTTTGGAAAATACCCGATGGTATAATCATCCTCAGTTCTTTTTTCTCGTTCATTTAACTCAATCCCGAGATGTTTCTGCAGGCCACCGTACTGGCTGGCCCAGTTATCACAGACGTCGGACGTCATCCACACTTCTATCATTACGTCCTCATCTACTACGTTGTCTATTCCGACCAGCCGACGAAGCCGATCTTTCATCGTTTTTCTGGTTGACGTAATAAATTCGCCAAACTTCCCTGCAGGATTAGGGATAACAAACATGTCACCCTTAACCTCTCTTAAATTCTCCTTTTTCATAATTGTTTATTTTTATTGTTAATATTTCGAAAAATAAAACACCAAAAGATAATAAATCTTAAGGTATTTTTCTATACATATATAAGGCTTTGATGCTATTTTCAGGCGGTTAAAAAGAAAAGGGAATTTTTCATCCCTTCTCCTTTTTGAGTATACCTTCAACTAGTTTTACTTTTCCATTCTTATAGCCAGTTAATATGACTTGATATTTATTGTTTTTTACTTCAATTACCAAAGAGTGTATTTTATCAATTAATCCCTCTTTGAGGTTAATAACCAAGTCTTCTGCTACTAGATCTTTTTCTACAGTATCTGAATGTCCTTCTGGTTTATATTCTCTATAGTAAACTAGTTTATCGTCCACTTTTATGCAGTCATACATTGCCAATGCAATAACCACACTCTCTTTTATCTCTTTTGGGTACCTAAAGGTCCCTAGGACTTTTAACTCGCTCTTCTTTTTATTCTTACCGAGTTTAGTCTTAATCCATGTACAACCAAGTGCTTCTAATCCAGCCCCGGCATAAATAACTACTTTTTTCTTTTTCATATTTATTAATTCTTTGATTTAAAAAATAAAATGTAATAGACTCCTAAAATCTTTAATTCCTTTAGGTATATCTTATTACATATATAAGGCTTTGAAACTATTTGAAAATGGTTAAAAAAGAAAAGTGACTATCAGTCACCTTCCTTAGTAGAGGCACGCTAATACGTCAGAATCTAGCTCCGACTCTCTTAGCAGTTTCTAGAACGTCTCCGGGCTTTACGAATCCCATAATGTCTTCTACCTCGACACCATCCAATGCATCCTGAAGGTCTAATCTGCTACCATCAGAGAGATCTACGCCTACATGACGTCCGTACTTATCCCAGGCTTTCTCGCAGAGAGCATCCTGTAATATCCGTTGCCACTCTACCTTACCCATAGACTTTCCGAACTTGTAGATAAGAATCGCCCCTCCGATGACTGCTGCCACCTTCAAAGTTGTCTTAACGACGTTCTTCACTCGCTCGCTTGTTGCGGCCTCCTTAACTCGGGAAAAAAGCTTCGTACACATAATACAAATCAGCTTAAGGGTTATGCGGGCAATATTACCCATTTTACTTTTAATTTTCTTTTTTATATAATACCCCTTAGCGTGTATACTTTTTCCTCATATATAAGGCTTTGATACCATTATCAGACGGTAAAAAGAAAAGGGCAGTTTCCTACCCTATTTTCTCATATACTTTTCTGGAAGATTAGAATCATAATAAGCCAAGCCATCACTACAAAAATCCCATGTATCAGAAACTTCACGCATCCTAGTAGGAATATTCTCTTCCCTTCTTGAATTAATTGCTATTTTTGTTCTACGACGGAACTTCTTGTTAGCGAGAATCTTATCTCTTTTGTCAGATTGTTTTCTTCCTCCAGCTTTCATTGCTTTTGTTTTTGATTTACTTCTACTCATAATTTTATCTGTTTAAATAAAATAGGGGATTGGCAATTTAAAGCATCTCCCCTTTTACACTTACCATTTCTGCGCAATCCTCTTCCCGCTATACCACCCAAAACTAATGAGATATGGTACTGTGAGAACTGCTGATGCAATAAGCGCTGTACTAATAAGTTCTTTAACTTTTTCCATAATTCTGCTGTTAAATTTAAAATAATAAAGACTCTAAAGTACACTTCACTTTAGGTAATCTTTCTCTACATATATAAGGCTTTGAAACTAATTTGGAACGGTAGATATATTTTACCATTCTACATCATGTTTTAATATTCCCTCTGGCACTATTCCAGTATAATATCTTGTTTGTAATACGTGCCTGTCTAGTTTAGGATTATATATAGCTTCAATCATTAAATTCTCCGGTATAATAAATTCAAATGCCGTTACTTCTTCTAAAATATCTTTTGGACATTGAAAAATAGCTTCATCCACAGAAGGTCTTAAGAATGCATAATATCCTCCATACCTATGATATGTTTCTATAGTTCTTAAAGGTACTAAGATACTCTTAACCTCTTTCAAATAGGTTGGATCGAATGTACAAGATTCTCCATGGATTTTCTTAGATTCTATCCACCAAAGTTTCCCATTTCTCTTCATTACAGGTTTAATCCTTCCTGCATACCTAATTATATCTTCCCTAGACATTAAATTTTCTAATACTTGTAATTCTTCTCTTTCCATAACAAAAATAAGGGGCTCAGGTTATTCACCCTGTCTACTACTGTTATACTTTCTGAGAACCGTTTCAAAGGTCTCATTTATTAGATTATTCTCTCTTACATATTTCAAGAGTCCCTCAAATCCTTACCTATGATTATGAAAATATCAGAAATAGTAAAGAATATTAAGGAGACTGTAGAAAAGACTCCATTGAAGCTCGATGAGAATCAGGGCTTCGGTAAGTTAAATGAGGACTTAGTTAATAATGCTCTTGTTAAATTATGTGAAATGTGGAACAAGGATGACAATTCAAGACGCTTCGTAAAGCATCTCATAAAAAGTTTTGTTCCCATTGTAGCAACCAATAAGATATTGGTATTTTCAGAAGAGGATATTAATAATGGTAAGAATCGGTGTTGTATCCTTGGTATTAAGTTAGCAGGAGTAACTACAATAGCAGAAGCCGTTACTAAGTGGACCATGGAAAAAGCGTCTATTGATGCAAAGGCGTTGAAAGAGAATCGTAAGGAACTTCATCCCTGGGAAGTTCGTAAACTCGAGAAGATTAAGAGAAGCTTCCCAATTGAAGTACGTAATCATACTGTAGCCTACTTCTCACCTGATTCTAATAAGCTTCTAGCAGGAGAGACAATTGGTGCACTAAACTATTTTGTAAGTAGATGTATCGAACAAGGTGAAAAAGAAGTATCGTATATCATTCGTCAAAAGATGCATCCTGAAGTGAAGGAAAATAAACCTAAGAAAAAGAAAGGATTCGTTCAAAAAGGAACTTATGATATAAAAGATATGGTAGATGAGGGAACTCTCAGTAAACTAAGTGCTCTAAAAAAACAACTTGGTAAAGAACAGAAAGGGAAATGATCCCTTTCTTTTTCCTTATATATGTGAAAATTATAAATAATAAAATATATTATGGAAGATATTAAACTTAGTAAAGATCTTGCTTCAAGGCTAAAAGAATCATATGAAGTTGCAAAAAAAGAAAACCTTAATATGGTTACATTAGAAAACGTACTCTATCAAGTATGCAACATCTATTGTTCTGGTAGTGGAGACGACGAATCATTAAAGAAATTCTTCTCTGATATGAGAGAACAGGATAGACAAACTATATATAAAACAGCAGAACAAATCTTTGAAACTAATAAGGTTACTCTGCAAGTTCCTGATAAACTCAAACCAGATGAAGAAACTGGAATAACATTATCAAAACTTCTTAAAAAAGTTCTTACAAAAGCTAAAGACAGAAAACAAGCAATGTCTTTTGTAAGTGAAGATGAAACTCTCGAAGTTACAACTGATGTATTCTTTCTTGAGATTATTGATCATCCAGATTGTACTCTCCTCAACAGAACAAAAGTAAAAGTTAGTGATTTAGAAGATGCTATTAGATTTAATAGTTTTGCAGAGGCTCTTTCTAGTGGATTTGGAACTCTAAAAGAGAAAACTATTGAAACAAAAGATGAAAGCACAGGTTTGGATGAATTTTTAAAGAGTATCGGATTTAAATCAGAAGCAAATAAAGTTGATATGAAAAAAGATGATGAAGAGTTTGATAAAGCAGGACAAAGCGAAGCAGTAAGCAGTAAAGCTGTAGACCCAAACTCCAAAACCCCATTCCTTGATCAATTTTCAGTTAATATGACTAAAGATGCCAAAGCAGGGAAGTTTGATCCTATGATTGGTCGACAGAATGAACTTGAACAGATTATAAAGATTCTCTGTTGCCGTAAAAAGAATAATGTTCTTGCAATAGGACCTGGAGGTGTTGGTAAAAGTGCTATCGTTGAAGGTCTTTCACAGAGAATTGTAACAAACCAAGTTCCACTTGAACTTCAAGGTAAGCGAATCTGTAGTCTTGATCTTAATGCTCTTGTCTCTGGTACTAAATATAGAGGCGAGTATGAAGAGAGATTGCAAGGAATTATCAAAGAAGTTTGTGATAATAAAGATATCATTGTTTATATTGACGAATTCCATAACTTAATAGGTAATGGTGGTGCTTCTGGATCTGGAGACGGTGCGAATATTCTTAAACCTTATCTAGCTCGTGGTGAGTTTCAATGTATTGGCTCAACCACCGATGATGAGTATAGAAAATATATTAAAGACGGAGCTTTAAAAAGACGTTTCCAGATTGTAAGAATTAATGAGCCTACGGAAGAAGAAACTGTTCAAATTCTTAAAGGATTAGCGCCTAAGTATGAAGAATATCATAAAGTTAAGTATCCCCTTGCCACACTTAAAGCATGTGCTGAGTGGTCTGGACGATATATAACTGAACGATTCTTCCCTGATAAAGCAATTGATCTAATGGATACTGCAGGAGCTCAACTCAAACTCGAGAAAGTTCATGATACAACTGAAATCGATGAAGTAAAAACAGAGATTGAGAAAATAAAGAAAGAAAAACAAGATGCAGTTGAAGCACAAGACTTTGAACTAGCTGCACAGAAAAGAGATGAGCAGGTGAAACAACAAGAAAAACTGGAGTCTCTCTTAAAGGCTATGGAAAAGTCAGAAAATAATAGAAAATTCTGGCCTGAAGTAACCGTAAATAATGTAGCTTATGTAATTTCTAATCTCAGCGGAGTACCTATTGATAGTATCTACCATTCAGACTTTAATAAACTTAAGTCAATGAAGGACGAACTTAAGTCAATGGTAATTGGACAAGATGAGGCTATTAATGAGGTTTGTACTTCATTGCAGAGAAACTTCTTAGGATTTAGAGATGAAACTAAACCTATTGGAAGACTCTGCATGCTCGGTGTTAGTGGATGTGGTAAAACCTATCTGGCAGAACAAATCGCTATTAAACTTTATGGATCTAAGGATGCTTTAATTAAAGTTAATATGGGTGAGTATGCAGGTGATAGTGACATTAACCTCAGTAAACTTATTGGTGCAGGACCAGGATTTATTGGATATGATGATAAACCAATCCTCGAAGAAGTAAGTGAGAAAAGACACTGTATCCTCTTGATTGATGAGGTTGAAAAATCTAGTAAAAAGGTATTTGATATTTTCTTGAACATCCTCGATAAGGGTGAATGTACACTTGGAAATGGAAAAGTAGTAGACTTTAGAGATACTATGATCCTCTTTACAGGAAACCTTGGAACTAAGGAACTTGGAAAGGTAGGATCTGGTCTTGGATTTAATAAGGCTACTACAAAGGAAAGCCAACAAAAGCTAAATCAAGAGACAGTAATGAAGGCAGTCAAGAAAACCTTTAGACCAGAATTCATTAATCGACTTGGAGGAATAATTATCTTCAATAACCTTGGAAAAGATGAACTGAAGAAAATATTCGTTCTTGAATTGGATAAACTAAAAACAAGAATGAAAAAACGTGGATATAATCTTAAAGTCACTAATGCAACTAGAGATATGATCATTGATAAGTGTGATCTTACTTATGGAGCTAGAGACCTTCAAAGAGAAATCCAGAAATATGTTGAAGAGGAAGTTTGTAATGCTATGCTCCTTGGAGATGAAGAATCTTTTAAAAGGATTACAGAAGCAAATGTAGACTACAAGGATGGAAAAGTGATTGTAAACTTCAAATATAAAAAACAATCCATACATACAACTCCTTCTCAACAGGAAACAAAAGAAGAGGAAGTTCAAAATGTTTAATATTATAAAAGATTAGGCCTAAAAGCTTAGTCTTTTATTTTTTAACCTTGAAATTCTTATATGTGAGGAATTGATCTAATTGTTAGGTCGGTAAGGTGTTATGAAGACTAAGCATCTTACCTAGGAGAGATGTGTTCTGGAGGTAATTAAGGTGACTTTCCTTCGGGATTGAATTATCTCTGGAACTTCTCTCTGAAAATTCCTTAAAGAGGCATTATGCTTCTTTTTTATTTCGTATAAGTAGTAATTGATATTACTACTACTTATTATAGCCTATTTAGAAAAACGCACAAAAATCGAACAAAGAAAAAAGGGAGTCTTTTAACTCCCAAAGGCATGATTGCAAAATATATCTGCAAACGTAAGAATATTATTGATGGCTTCTCTATCAACCTCACGACGTGAATCTACCAACCTTTTATATGTTTGAATTCTAAGACCCAATTCAAAGGCTTTTAATTTTAATTCCTTCTTTTTATACTTAGAGCCATCAGGTTTACAAAATTCACAAGGAAAACCATCTACCATAATCGTAGCCGTTCCACTATCAAATAATGCCTTTTGTTGCTCAAGCATAAAAATCTCTGCCTGACCAATCACAATATTCTTTTCTGTAAATGAATTGGCCGTTTCATATCTATACCTATAATACATTTCTCCAGTTTTCTTCATAATTCTACTTTTTATATTTTTTATTTTCATCTCTATTATTAAGGCTATCAAGCTTACGAAAGAGTTGAATAAAATTAATTATATTTGATACTATAATATCATACATTCTATAATAAAGATAAGGAAATGTTTAATTACGTATGGTTGATTGATGAATGACCGAAGGGAATGAAGATAAGCGACCATAACTATTCATCATTAAAAACGTTTGGCCTACCCTAAATCTCTCACTTCGTTCAAGATTTGCCGCCCACACCGGCCAAACTAATAACATCTCCGCTTTCAGCGAATCTGTAGGTAATATATGACAATAAAAAATATAATATGAGTTAGGTGTAGTTTGTAATCGAGTTGAGGAGCGTAGCGACGAAAAATGATAACCAAGTGAAACGAGGGATGAAAACTACACCTATAATCTCTTTTTATCACATATGTTGTCCCCTATCCTTCGTCACTTCGTTCCTTGTCTAGCCGACCACTCGTTCCGCTTCGCTCCACTTCCACAACATATGTGTCTTTTTTAAATTGTCATATACTATATGGATTTCTTCAATTTAAAAACATAAATGAAGGGCTGGCGTGGTGGGCTAGGTTGGAATGGAGTGTAACGAAATGGAAAACTAGGGCAAGCCCTGAATACTTAACTTATACTTTGTTATAGGATGAGGGTTAGGTTTGGTTGGCGAAGGAACTGAATAACGAAGCCAGAATGAAATGATGGCGAAGTATTAAATGAAGTTACGGAGGGAAAACCCGAAGACTTTTTAATAAATACTAAAATGCATTATTTTTTAAATTAACTATTCTTTTTAAAGGATAAACAATAAAATAACTAATAAAATAATGCAAATTTTATTAATACATCTTATAGTAAATTATAGTGTACTATTTTTTAAATTAACTATTCTTTTTAAAGGATAAACAATAAAATAACTAATAAAATAGTACAAATTTTGCGTCTAGGATAGTATTAAATCCTTAAAGATGTAGAACAACTTAACAACAGAGAGAACAACTATTATATATTAAACAAAAACGACTCTTTTGTTAAGTTTTAATTTTAGAAATATTTATGGAAAAACAAGTTATTGAAGTTCCTGCTGGTATTAGATATATATCAGATTGGAAAGAATTTAGAATGCTAGAATTTCCCCATATTATTGATAAGAAGATCCCAGGTTGTGGTTTTACTGAGTATTGTCTTAGAAATAATATGAACCTGATTCTTGTAAGCCCTCGCAAGATTCTTTTGGAGAACAAGGAAGAACAGCATAAGAAGGAGGGTAGGGAAATTCTTTATGTCAAGAGTGCTCTTAGTGTTGAAATGGCAATGGATAAAGATATTTCAAAGAGACCTAAAAGTGGAAAATCTAAGATAAAGTTAACTGATGAAGAGCTTAAAAAGAGGGCAAAATTAGCTAAAGAGGATTATGATAGAATAAGTGGTGAGATCCAAAATTATTGGGATACGTGTTTTAACAGGATTCCATGTAAGATTCTTGTAACATATGATTCTTATCGAAAAGTAAAAGATATTTTAATTAATAAGGGAATATTTCAAGAATTTTATACTGTAGTAGATGAATTTCAATCAATTTTCGTAGACGCCAAATTCAAAAGTACTACCGAAATGGAATTTGTTACGGCATTACAAGGAGTAAGTAGACTTTGTTATGTTTCAGCTACACCGATGATCGACTCTTACTTAGCTAAACTTGATGAATTTAAAGATCTACCTTATTTTGAACTAGATTGGGAGACTTTACAACCAGAACGTGTTAGTAAACCAGACTTAGAAGTAAAGATACTTAGATCTTTATCAAATTCAGCTAAAGCCATTATTAAAAGGTATAAAGACGGTAACTTTGACACTGCAACTATCATAGATCCACAAACTATGCAACAGAAAATAATAGAATCAAGAGAAGCTATATTTTATGTTAATAGTGTTAATAACATTTGTAGTATTATTAGAAATTGTGGTCTTGATCCGGAAGAAGTAAATATTCTCTGTGCAAATACACCAGATAATACTAGAAGAATTAGAACAAAGCTTGGTAAAGGTTTTACAATTGGTAGAGTTCCGTTATATGATGAGCCGAGAAAAATGTTTACCTTCTGTACAAGAACAGTATACTTAGGTGCAGACTTCTATAGTGATAATGCTAAAACTTATATCTTATCAGATGCTAATATTGATTCAATGGCAGTAGATATAACATTAGACCTTCCTCAAATTCTTGGAAGACAGAGACTTTCAATTAATCCTTGGAAGGATAAGGCTGATGTCTACGTAAAGGTCATAATGAAAAATAATCAGCAAGCTATTAATGAATTTAAAGAGATGATTGATAAGAAAATTGAAAAGACAACATCATTACTTGATTCTTGGAAGGATGTATCTACTGAGAAGAGAAGACAGGATCTTGCTGAAATTTATCAACAGATAGCTGAGATATTGAATTATAGGGATAACTATGTAGCTGTAAATAGTTACAATAGTGCATCTCTATTGCCAGTAATGAATGATCTTGCACTAATTTCAGAACAAAGAGCGTATGATGTGCAGCAATTAGATTACAAAGACCGTTTTAGTGTCTTTAATTCTATAGAAAATCAATTTAATATTGAATTAGAACGAGAAGTTAATAATTTCTTACTACAATTCAATGCATTAGAAGATGGATTTTTCTATAAAATGAAATATGTATGTGAAACTTTACCTGGAAAGTCTATAGAAATTCAGACAAAAATCATCAATGAATTACCTAAGTCTTATCGAGAATTTTATATTACACTTGGTCCTAATAGATTACAAGCATTAGGATATAATTTTCAATTAATAAAAAGTAGTATGGATCAAATCAATTTTGATATTAATACTTTGAATAATACTATATACAATAACTTTCAGATTGGAGAAAAATGTAGTAAAGCTAGTATTAAAACAAAATTGCAAGATCTTTATAATCAAATTGGTTATAAAAAGACAGCTAAAGCATCGGACTTAGAGCAGTGGTTTGAATTAAAGTCTGTATTGTTGTCTGAAAATGGTAAAAGAATTCATGGTTTTGAGATAGTGAAGAAGAAATAAAAAGAGATGGAGAAGAACAAACCTTCTCTTTCTCTTATTTTGCTTTTAAGAGAGGTTTTTACCCTTATATATGGTGGGGATATAGTGTCCCCAAGGAATAATAAAATATTAAATTATAAAATGATAAAGAATAATATTAATAATCAAGAAATTAGTGATGATGAAATAAGATTTTTACCACCACGTGATGCATGTAGGCTTCGTCCATCGATGTATATTGGAAATACAGGTGGAGAGTATGGAGCATCAACGATTTTCCGTGAAATTCTAGATAATTCTATGGATGTTATTTCGGAAGGTTATGGTGATACTATCTTAGCCAGTGTAAATTTTAATGGTTTTTGTTTTGTGGCTGATAATGGAAAGGGTTTACCTATTACTATGTCAGTTGATAGACCAGATATTACAGCGGCTGAACTTAGTATTTCAGAGTTTCACAGTGGTAGTAAATTTAAAGGTACGGAGAACTTAGCACGTATTGGTATTAATGGTGTTGGTTCTAGTGCAACTAATTTTGTTTCAAAAGAGTACTGGATTCTTAGTAGGATTACACAGGACAATTATGATAAGTCTATTCCAGCAGTAAAAGAATGTTGGGAGAAGGCTGGTCCGAGAAGTAAAAAAGATTTATTTTATGTCTTATCAATGAAAGAAGGACTAAAGGCAGATGAAGGTGCTGGAAAATTAAGAGATATTGAGAAGAAGATTTTTAAAGGTCTTAAACAGTATGTCTCAATTCCAGGAGGTCAAAGTACTATAGTTCTTTTTAAGCCTGATCCTGCTATTTTTGAAGATCCAAGAGCAGAAATGCCGGTAACCAACTTACAATACTTTCTTCTTATTCAAGAGAAGTTTTATAAGAGGCAGGTTAATGTTATAGTAGATGGAGTTTCGCTTAGGAGTACATTTAGTCCTTATAAGTTTGAAATTACAAAGACTATTATTCCAGCTAATACTTCTTATAACAAGCAGGTTGGTGTATATATAACTTTTGAAGCAGACGATAAGTTACAGAATGCCGGATCTTTTGGTAGTGTTAACGGTCTTAGTTGTAATGAAGGTGCTCATATAAATTTATTTAAGAATTTATATAAATCGGCTCTTCGTGATCAGTATAAGATTAAACATGATTGTCTTTTGAATGGTCTTAGGTTTTGTATAATTATTCTGGCTAATGAGTGTCAGTTTAATTCTCAGACAAAGGAAAATCTAAAACAGATAACAAAAGTCAAACCAACAGATTTTGCACCTGTAGTAAAAGAGATTGAGAAAATCTTTAAGAAGAATCCTGAGTATTGGGACCTTCATGTTCAGAAACTAGATCAATTAGCAGAGAGCATGAAGAGTATTGGTGCTGCTGATAAAGCACAAAAGATGATGGATTCTAGTAGTGGTGTTAATCAATATAGAAACAAGGCTGATCTTCCAAAAGGATTTGCAGACGCCACAAGTAAAGATCGATGGAATTGTGAGCTCTTCCTATGTGAAGGATTATCAGCTGCGGGGTCTCTTGTTACAGGGAGAAAAGATACTAAGACTCATGCAGTAAGCGGTTTAAGAGGGAAAATATTAAACGTAACTGATAAGAGTGTTGATAGGGCTCTTGAATCAAAGGTAATTAATGATATTTTTAATATTATTGGATTAGGTCTTGATGTAAACTGGGTTGGAAAAGATGCAAAGACCTATGAAGAAGCACAAGCAATAATAGAGAAACGTAGTAGATACGGAAAGATTGTTATTGCGACGGATTAGAATTATCTGAGTCCGTGAGATTTAGAAATAATTCTCAAAGAATCGTATTACAGCGGGGAACTCCTGTTAGGTAAAAGGTACTAGGAATAGTAACAATCCTTTTAATAGGGACAATCCGCGATATTAAATAAAATACATAATTTAATACCTCAACGACTATCCCGAAAGGGAGTAGGGTAAGCAAGTCTATAATGGCTACTCGAAAGATACGACATCTGAACAGGTTATGCTGAAGATGAAAATATAGTCTGATCTGCATAGAGATATGTAGGAGTTCATAAGAGAACCAGGAATTAGTGACGCAATTCTTGAACAAAATGGCTGATCCTGATGGTGATGCAATTTTTAATGAGATTGTATACTTATTCAGTAAATTCGCACGCTTCTTATTAGATCATCATATGGTATATCGTGCTATGTCTCCTTTGTTTAGAGGCATTAGTAAAACAACGGGTCAACTTACATATTATTACCCAGATGATACGTTTGATTCCTTCGGTATGCCGATTGATCTAGACACTAAACATCATTTTGATCGCTGGAAAGGATTAGGTAGCCTAACGCCCGAAACAGGCGAGGTATATGATTCCTTTTACAATCCCCTTACTAGGCGGTTAGTTTTAGTTACACCGGATGGGATTGATTATTCCAGAGGTCTTAATGAAAATATTGAAAATAGAAAGAAATTACTTTTTGATAAAGGAATTCTTAGCAATCCTTATAACTTTACAGATTTATAAAAAATGGCAAGAAGAAAAAAAGAACAGCAGGTAGTAACGTCATCTACTCCTAGACAGTTAGAGATATTACCGATTGGAAAGGCGACTGAGGATGCTATCTTAAATGCAGCATCTTACATAGATAATCAGCGTGTTTTAGCTAATGTAGTTGATGGATGTAAACCTTCTTATAGACGTCTCATTTGGTCTTCACTTCAATTTCCGAAAGGAGTGATGCAACCAAGTGTAGAGATAATTAACAAGATGGCTTCGTATCATCCTCATTCATTAGATAGTATGAAGTTTCTTCAAGCAGCTATGGTAAGGACTGGTATATTTCAGGGTAGTGGTTCTTTCGGTACAACTTCAATTCTTGGAGATGTAAAAGAGCCTGCTGCTCCTAGATACACTAAAACGCGCCTTAGTGATTTATATTATGAATTAATAAGTCCACTATTGCAATGTGTTGATAAAGTAGAAAGTCCAGTTGGTGCAGAGGAAATTAAGTATGTTCCAACAGTATTTCCAATGTGTTTAACATTTAGGAGTTTGGTATCAGGTATTGGTTATGGAATTAGTACTATTTATCCAAATTTCAGTTCAGAGTCTTTGTTCAAAGCATATATAAACAATAATCCTTTATTACTAGAGCCCAATGTAAATCTTTTTATTGATAAGAAGAATTCAGAATTAAAACAGCTATGGGAAACTGGAAAAGGTCGTGTGATTTATTCTTATAAGCTCAGTCCTTACACGAACGAGGATGGTAAGCAAGGATTTTTGTTTGAAGGAGATACTAGTATTTTCACGCCAAACTTTAGAAAAATAAATAAGTATGTTGAGATGGGTCAGGTATTTATTGATGACTTAACAACAGCATCAGGTCCTGCAGCATTCGTTGGATTAGTAAATAATCGAGGAATCTCATTAAAGGAATTAGAAAAACTTTGTAGGCAGTGTTGTTATGATGCAACTGTATATCAGCTTAATGTAACTGATGGTTCTACATGTTTTAGAATTCCTCTTAAGGATTGGTTAGATTATACTTATAAAAATTATATTCAGTTATTAATTAATGTAAATAAGAAACGACTTGAAAAAGTTCAATTTGATCTCTTAGTTCAAGAAGCATTACCATATATTGCTGATTATATCTTAATTAAAAATCCAAAAGCTACAGATGATCAGATTATGAAGGCATTAAATTTAAGTCGAGAGGTTGTAGAAGCTGTAATGTCTAAGCCAATTTCCTACTTAAGAAAAAATAAAGATACCTCTGATCGTGTAAAAGCATTAAAAGATAAGTTAAAAGAATTAAAGAAGTTTGATCCTGTTAAATATACAGAAGAAATTATTAAAAAATTATAAACAATGAAGCAGAAATATATCGTAGTAGATGATGAGAGTAATGAATCATTTCCTATCGATTGGACAAAATTACCAGAGGATATTATAGATGATATTCCTGGTAAATGTCTTTATAATGTATTGTCGTGTAAGTCAGATGGAAGTATTATAGAGAGAACTGTTATATTCTTACGTCCTGTAGGAAAGTTTTCAAGAGGTACAAAAAAATATGACTTAGGAGATATTGTTATAGGTTATGATATACTATGAATCTGATTTAGCTCCAGTAATAGAGAGCATTTATCTAGAAGAGCCTTTAGATTCAAGGTTAGGGTCATGTAATATCTTAGTTAATCCAAGAAATATTAATTATATATTTGGAAAGACTATAATAATTAATGACCCTGACTATGAATTAGTATGGGCATTAAAATTAATAGAGCAAGGATGTAAAGTTATCTCTCGTATACAGGTTGGTGTTGAGGGTATTGATTTCCAGCCGTATATTATGAGGGTTAATTTTAATATCATGTGGAATGGTGAGATTATTGATTTGGAGAATGAGAAAGTTCACATGAAAGAAGTTCTTAGTTTACTTTCCTCCGACAATGATCAAAAATTCAAATATGACATAGAGAAAAGATGTTTATATTTTCCAAAGATCTCATTAAAAACTGGTTGTAAAGATCATTTTGGTAACTTAACTGCTTTAGGTTGGGCATTACATCAAGTTGGAGAGAATCAAGGAAATTTTGAAAAGTTTGAAAATCTTGACTTAATTAAGACAAAAAAATGTTTTTAATTGTATAAAATGCGTATTTGAAGCCTTGAGATTCTTATACATGTGAGGGAATAAATTTCCCTATCACAAATTGAAAATAAATTTGAAATTAAAGAATAATAGTTATTTAAAGAAATTAATTTTATGAGTTACGCAAATGTAAATGATTTTGTAGCACGCCTTGAACAGAATATTCCAGGTTCAAACAAGAATTTTGAAAAGCAAAGAAGATTAGAAAAAATTTATTTAAATGTACCGGCTAATTTTGGTCGTTATCAAGTATTGCCATTGCCTTCACTCATTACAGGCTTTCCTTATGTAGAGCTCCCGAATACTCGAGAGATTAATCTACCACGAAAGAATGTGAAGCCTGATGGTACTGAAACAATATATAGTGCTTGGATTAAGATTCTTCCTATGAGTGCTTATACTGTACGTGATGAGAGTGGTCGTGAAGTTAGTAGTCTTACTGCTAATGATGAGAAGCTTCTTCAGCAGGCATATAGTATTCATGAAGAACTTTGGAAGGAACTTGATGCTAAGAATAATGCAATGGACCCTACGATTGGAAAGTTGATTCGTAAGAAGAATTATACACTGTTCCATGCACATTGTGTTAATCGTTGGGCACTTGATAATATGAGAAGTCCTGAACGTCAGAATTTTGATGCATTGTTTGTCATTACTTCTAAGAAGTTTCAGGAGGCTCTTAAGAACGATATTAGTCAATTTGGAATGTTGAATGGACTAGGAGATGATTGGTTGAATCAAGTATATAATCGTGATCTTACAGGTCGTCAGGGATTCTTGATGTTTACTGTACAGCGCGATCCTACTCGTCCTGGTTTCTCATTCACTGCAAATCATGCTGTTGGTAAGGGAGATTATTTGAAGACTGTAGAGATTAAGCAAGAGGATATGGACCTTATGAGTGATCCTATTGAAACCTTCCTTGGTTGGCAGTGTGGTAAGAATGCAGAAGATGTTCCTGTTGGTCAGAAGAGACTGTTTAATGAAAATCTCATTACTCAGGCAATTAACTTCATGACTCAGCAACTTGCAAAGATTCGAATGGCTAAGCAGAGTGGTGGAGACATTGCTGCTGCTATTGCTGCGACAAATGAAGAGGCATTGAAAGCTCAGGCACCTACCAATACTATGGGTCAAACAACTAATGATCCTATGCTAGCTGAAATGGCTAATAAAGCAGCAGAAGCTAGTATGAATCAGAATGTAGCAGTTAATCCACAGACGATTGCTGAAAGGAATACTGATCCTTTTGCAACTCCGCCAGCTGCACATATTGACCCTATTACTGGATCTCCTGTAGGTAGTGGTTTTGGTAGTCAGCAGAGTGCACCATTCTCAACCCCAAGTTTTGCTAATCCTGGGTTTGGTAGTGGAAACAACGATCTTCCGTTTTAAGGGATAACTATAAAAAGGTAGGGGAGTAATATCTTCTACCTTAAATTTTACTTTTAAATATATTAATAAATTAAAACATGTTAGCAAATAAATATGGTATGGCATTTGTAGATCATTCTTTTCTATTGACAAGAAATCTATGGATGGCAACTAAAGATAAAGAGATAAGTGAAATGAATCCTGGAGATGTAGTGCGAATTACACTGCAGACTCTTAGAAAACTAGGTCGTGACTGGGGAATTACTTGTGATAAGATAATTCTAATTGCTGATCAATGGAGTAGGGAGTATGGTGGTTATTACACAAATTACTTAACCAGTGCTTTTGGTGGTGCCTATAAAGGAAGTAGAAAATGGATTACTGAGCAAGTTCTAGAGGATATGAAGTCAGATCCTAATGTAACTGAAGAGGAAGTAAAAGCAGCTGAAAGAGAGTTGGCAATAAATAAAGTCAAATTCGAAGCTAAAAGAATCATGAAGGAGGAATTTTCAAAAATTGGAGTTTACTACTATGGTTTTGATGGTTATGAATTTGATCAAATTGCAACGCTAGCTGCATTTCAGAGATATAGTGTAGTTAATAAGCCTGATATTATAGTTACAAAGGATACAGACCTTACATTCTCAGTGACACCTGCATGTCCATTTTTCTCATTACCTACTAAAGGTCAAGAACCAAAAGTAATTACATATGATGAAATGTATGCAACAATTCCAGATTCTTTAAAGGCTAAAGGTTTATCATTATATCAATATAATGCATACCTTAATTCTCTTGGTAAATCCCATAACGATATGTCAAGAAGTCTTAAGCCTGGTATTGATACTACAACAGCAATACTTCATATAATGGATGGAGATTACTCTGATTTGGATAATGTGGATCTATTCTTAGCCCAGATGAAGAGTTATGATTTATCTTGTTACCCTCATCTAAGAGAAGTTCAACAAGCAATAGCTATGGATTTTGGAACTAAGGGAAAATTGGCAAATCTTGATGAGTTTCATGATTTTTGTATGAAGAATAAAGTTAGCGGAATTAGTGATAGATATTTTTCTGATTTTACTAATTCTTTTGATCCACGTTTATTTAGTAAAGGATGATTGAGATTATTACAATAAAAGGGGAAAAGTGGTCTTTTGATGAGGATACAAAGAGGTTATATAGAGAAAATACTCTAGTACCTGAAGGAGAAGCAGAACCAGTATATTCATACTTGGATAAAAGTCTTCCACCTGAATTTTGTGGTATTTATGTAAAGAGTATTAATTCTATAATTTCTATGTCTGGAAATATCAATAAGATTACTAATGCAGATTCTATTGATTAAAAGAATATGGCAGGAAGTATTTTAAAAGGTATCTTCAATAAGCAATATACTATTGGAGAACTTATGAATATTGATTCGGCTAGACAAGGTAGGGCATCTGTATGTCAGGTTAAACTTATAAAAACATATCATGAAGTTAAAAGAGAAAATTTATTAGATAAATTTAAGTCTCTTTTTACTGGAAAGTCTTCAGTTATAACTTACTTTATTATTTTTAAGTTTCAAGTTACTTCTGGATCTGGACATAGTTATAATGTCTTTATAAGAACAAATCCTGATTTTTCATTAAAAAATTGGGCCTCTAATACAGTGAAAATTTATTGTGAGTGTGCAGATTTTAAATATAGGTCTGCATATACTCTCGATAAAAGAAATTCATTGTTTAAGACCCCAAAAATACAGAGTGCACTAGGTTCAGCACTTTCTGATGCACCAACACGAGGTACTACATTACTTTGTAAACATTCCTATGCGGCGCTTCAGTGGTTGATGAATAACTGGTCAAGTATAATGAAAACTATTTAATAATGAGTAAAATTTTAGCGGTAGCAGATATACATATACATGATTATCCTCAACGAAATCCTAGTGAGAAATTTAGACTATATCAAACGAGGACTGTAGCTCAGAATATTATTGAGGCTGGACAAAGAGAAGGTTGTAATATTATTGTTATAGCTGGTGATATTATTGAAAAAAGTATTATCAGACCATATGTTCAGGCTGAGGTAAAATTATTCTTAGACACAATAATGCAATATTTTCAATATGGTTACATTATATGGGGAAACCATGATATTGACACTAAGGGAAGTGATCAAGTTTTTAATGATTGCTGTCTTTCTGTAATGTTGCCTAGTAATTTATATTATGCTGATAAACAGGAAGTCGTAATTGATGGAACTAGGATTGCATTTTCTAATTGGCGACCAGAATTTGATTTATCTTGGATTAATGGGAAAGCAGATGTATTATTTACTCATGCTACAATTTCATATTCACAAGATGATCTTTGTGCAAGTCAAAAGTTAGATGAAAGCAAGTTTGATCTCGCCATTTGTGGTGATATTCATAAAGCAGCTGCAACCGGAAAATATGTAAGTATAGGTATTCCACAACGTTGTAAGATGGGGGATTCTGAAAATCAGACTGGTATAGTTTTTGATTGTCAGACAAAAGCTTACAAGTGGACTAATCTTAATCCTAAGAATAATCTTATGCAGTTTCAATATACTGTAGAAAGAGAGAAAGAGGGGTGGGATAGTAACACTGGAATATGGAGTGTCTATAAACCGGCAACTCTTGGTCTTGGATTAGATCAAAAAGATGTAAAAGTACCTGCTTGGGAAGAAATTGATAATTTAATTAATGGAATTATTGTAGCAAATAATCTTCAGAGGGTACATGGTGAGGTATTACAGAATCTTAAAGATGTTGATGCAAAAGAAGTAGATTTTAACTTTACTCTTACTAGATTCTATTGCAAGAATTGGAGAAGTATTGATGAAGTTGAATTATTCTTTAATGCAGGGGATAGAATTCTAATAACTGGTCAGAATGGATCAGGTAAAAGTAGTCTTCTTAGTGCAATAAAATATGCATTCTTAGATAATCGAAGTATAAAAGATTTTATTCAGTTCGGATCTAAAGAATGTTTGGCAGAGGTAGAATTTATCTACCAAGGAATCGGATATAAGATTCAACGAGGTTCTAAGAAGTATGGATTCTGGATTGCAGGAGAGTTGCAAAAATATAACAATAAATCAGAATTTGAAAAAGATATGCATATCAGATTCCCGTTTATTGATTATATGGATGTATATTTCTTTGATTCTGATCATCATAAACTCATTGGAGGTATTAGTCCTGAAAGAAAATCTGAAATTATCAGTAAGTTTTTTAAGATGGATAAAATTGATGCATTCAATGAACAAGCAGAAGTATTACTTGAGCAAAGACGAGTTAAAGGACTTAAGTGGACAGAGGAACGAGATAGGGAATCTAAGTTAATTACATATATTGATTCAAAATTAGCTTTAATTCAAATTCCTCAAACTCCTCAAAATGTTCTCTTAGATCAAAAACGTCAAGGTTTAGAGATGCAACAAAAGTGGATTGCTTATAATAATTTTATGACCAAAACTGCTAACCTTCAAGCTAGTAAAAAGACTCAAGAAGATAGGATAGTAGAATTAGAAACAAAAATAAAAGAATTTAGAGATCCTAAGCTGATTCAATCAGAGAAGCAGGAACGAGAGTCTTATATATCTCAAATATCACAAAAGTTTCAGGAACTTAGTGACATTAAAATGGAAGGAAAGCGATTATTCTATGACAGAGAAGACTTAAATAAAAAGAAAATTTGTCCTAGCTGTGGACAGCCGATTAAGAACTCAGAGTCATTAGAACAACATAAAGCTGAATTAGATAAAAGAATTTCAGAACTCCTTATTCAACAGGATAATATATATAAGTATTTTTCTAAACTTGGATTAGGAAGAGAGATTATTGATTCTAAGGGTGGCTTTGCTGGAATCGTCAGTGGATATAATCAAGAAATTGCTTCTAGAATAGCAGAATTGGATGGACAAAGAAGGACCTATCAAGAATTAGAACAGGCAAAGAAAAATTTATCATTCGTTAAGTCTCAAATTGATTCTATAGGTGAAGAACCTGAGAAAATAGAACTACCTGATAATTTTATGGAAGTTATGGGTAAAATTGAGGCAGATCTCAGTATATGGAATGAATATAATTCCCTATGTAAGGATAAATTAGATGCTGAGAGTAAAATGAAAAATTGTGAGAAAGAGTTGATATCACTTCAGAATGAAATAACTGATATTAGTGATTATATTAAGCTTACTGGAACAACAGGAAAGATTTATGAGGAAATTATGAATCGTCTTGCTAATCAGTTTACAGATAATCAAGTTAAATATGAAGTTATGGTATATAAGTTTAGAAATAAAGATCATCTTGACTTAGCATCATACTTTATAAATAATGGTAATCAGGTTGGATATCAAGCTTGCAGTTCTGGTCAACAAACAGTATTAGACATCAATTTCTTATCAAAGATTGTTACTGGTATGGGACTTCTAGTAATGGATGAATTCCTGAAACATCTAGATCCTCTTAATCATGATATGTGCATTGATGCAGTTAGTCAGATGAATATTGGATGTGTAATGTTAAGTAGTCATATGGAGTCTATTGCAGCATTTAACAATAAATCAATAAAGATGGAACTAAATGAGTCTGGAATAACTAAATTAACTTGTGAATAAATTATGGATAGTGTTAATGTTAGTACTATTGGGGATTTAACTAGTAGTACTCTATATATGGATTCAAATAGTATTGATTGGAGTAAAGAAGCAGTAGCATCAGATTATTATAATACTATAAGTAGTCCTATTACGGCGTATTCGTATTTCACTCCGAGGAAGATTAATGAAGAGGCATTGAAAGAGGAATATTTTGAAAAGGATGATACTGATATAAAAGATACTACTGGTTGGAGAATTTTAAGTATAAGTGATAATTTTATTCCTGGTGCCGAATTCTGTTTCTCCTTTAAAACTATTGAAGAGGCTTGGCCCATCAGTTTTAGAGTTATGCTAAAAGGATGTGGCAATGTGATATTAGTGATGGTTGATCAGGATTGCCCAGATTATTATATATCGGCTCCTGAAGACATAATGAGATTTGTAGATAAAGTTCTACAGAAAGAAGATGATATTAAAGTTGACGATTCTTTACTTGATCTAATTAATTCTATTCAAGGAATTTCTACAATAGATGATATTCCTAAGAATATAAATATAACACACACTGTTTCAAACAATGTTCTTTATGATGCTGATACAGCAATTACTGCAACTAATTGTGGAAACGCTTTAACAATAAAAGCAAATGCTACCTCTTGTATATGTTGATTGTCAATTTGCTAAAGTAGCAAGTAAGACAAGTTTCTTTAAAGAAAGCCTAAAGGAGTCTAGACAGGTTAAAGAATTATATCAAACTTCAAAGCTCCTATTAGGTCTTTCTTCGGACCGAGTTGAAATAAATGTTTGTAAAGATCAAAGATTTTATAGATTTGATTTTATGAGTCAAGATGCATCTAAGTCTATTATAGGATGGATGTTTTATATTCCAGATCAGAGGCGTCTTGATATATATAATTCGACTGACCCTAATTTTCCATTAATACAGGCAGTTGGAAAAAAAGTTGTATTTAAAAACTATTCAATATTTTTAGATAGACTTGGATTTGATAATTTATTTAAAAGGTTATTTGGTATTTTATGATAGTAAATGATGATAGTTTTAAAAAAGCATTAGAGGATTGTACAACTCCTATTTTAGCGGATTTTTCAGCTACCTGGTGTGGTCCTTGTCGTGCACTTTCACCAATTCTTGATGAAATTGAGGAAGAATTTAAGGATAAAATTCTAGTTTTAAAATGTGATGTAGAAGATTGTCCGGAGGCAGCTTCAGATTACAATATTCGTAGTATTCCTTGTCTGATTTATATGGATCAAAATGGAAATGAAATAAAAAGGACAATAGGTTTACAATCTAAAGCTCAAATTGAAGCAGCTATAAAAGAAATTATTTAAAATAAAAGAGAAGGGATGATTAGAAGTAGTCATCTCTTATTTTTATTCATGAAATAAACAAAATGCGCTTATAAAGCCTTTTAGTTCTTATTCTTGAAAATAGAAGAAATTGTTGTGTTTTCTTTTCTATTTTTAGGAAGAAATTAATGAAACAAATAATGAATAATTATGGATGACGATTTTTTATTAGATGAAGACGACGATCTCGAATCTCAAGGTTATATTGCTCCAGACGATGAAGAAGACTCTGACAATGATGACCAAAATGATGAAGAGTTTGACGTAGATGAGAAAATTAACGAGAAATCAAGTCCTGGTGCTAATGCTGAAGACTATCATGGGAAGATGACTAAAGATGAGATTTGGTTATCTTCTACTTATAATGATATTGTAAATGCTTCAAGCAAAGATATAGGAAAGATTAGTGTAGGTGGTGGTCGTGCCTTTGATTCTGTTATTGTTGATGCAGTAAGAAGTATTGTAATGGCAAACCCCGTAAATACTTCAGCTACTACAGTTGAGAATATTACTAAAGAATTTTTCCAAGCACAGGGTCACTCTCGTATCGTCAGTACTTTGTATACTCCGGATCAACCTCTTCGTGGAAGTGACTTGGATGATGGATTAGGAGGAACTGATGATGGTGGCTTTAACCAACAATATGCAAATGAGGCTAGAAATCAAATTTCACGCTTTATTAATTATTTAGCAACTAGAGATCTTAGTAAGGATTCAATTATTTCTAGACGAAGAAAACAAAGACAAATACCAGCTTTTATTATATTCTTATTCTCTTCAGGTTTATATGACTTAATTATAGATTGTCCTACAATGCCTGAAGAGTATGCTGAGCAAATCAAAAAGGCTTTTGAAAGAATTAGTAGAGCAAAGAATGATCTTGTAGAAGCTTTGGCACAGAGATATGAAGAAAATAAAAGACCGAAAGTAGCTGAGAGGGTAAGAAAGTTAGGACCCGCCTGGTTTAATAGAGAGCCTGCAGAAATTAGAACAACTTCTGAATATGCAGATCTTAATTTAACACAAGAGGATGTTGTAACTTACAGAGAATATAGAAGTAGGTTTACTAATATTTCAAGATCTCTTACTCAGGATGTAATCTCTGATATGATTGAAGTAGTTCTTGATAAAGATGCTGGAATCTATGAGAGATTGAAGGATAAAACGAGGTCTGATGCAATTGCAGATGTAAAGCAAGTTTATAAAGATTGGGCTAAAGATAATCAAAGTGATTCAGATCTAGCAGAGCATATTATTTGGAATGATATTAAACAATAAAAACTATGGCAGTAAGTCTTGAATTATTAACAGACGATGATATTATTGATTACACCAGAAGTGATGGTAAGGATCGAATATTAATCAATCATCGTGACTTAGATTTAAAGCGAAATATTCCCTATCCAGTAGCTGGAGGTGTCTATGATACAGAGATCTTTGGCTCACCATTTGAGGATAGATGTATTTGCGGAAAAATCAGACGATCTTCTTCAGAGCCTTGCCCTAATTGTGGAGCTAGAGTTTTTACTAAAGAAGAAGGTCTTAGACGATTTGCTAGAATTGAACTCCCATTTTACTACCTGAATGACTTAAGATTTGAAATCTTTAAAGATCTTTTTGATCAGATTTTTGAAGGTGTAACTATTAAATTAGACTTCCAAGGAGATGATCTTAGGAATGATGGTTATACTGGTAGAGGTGCTAAGAAGTTGGGAATTAAAATTTTTGATACTTGTGAGTTTACTTATAGTAAAGCTAAAAATACACTTACTATTTCAGAATTTATAACTGATGAAAAAAAGTGTTCTTATGAAGGATTACTTGCAATTATTGAGAAATATTTTCCTGAGCATCTTACGGAGTTTAGAAAAATGATTAACCGGTATTATATTGTTTTACCGGCTATGATGCGACCTTTCTCTCTTGCTATGAGAGGAACAAGCAAAAAGATGAATTCTCACAAACTTAGTGTATGGTATTCAATTATCATTAGACTTTGTTGTGTAGATGATATAAAGAGTAATACCTCAAATTATAATGAGGTTATGGCACGATTCACTACTCCTGGGGAGCGAGTTAGATATACAGCCCTTTTACGAGCATTACTTAACGCTGGTAAGAAACAGGCTACAGATCTACTTAATACTTCCAGGAAAAATGAAGCCCGTGAACTTTACTCTGTTCGTGTTAAGAATTCAGCCCGTGCTCCTATTATTCCAGATACAGAATTACCAGTTGATGAAATTGGTGTACCTGTATATCTGGCCTATGAGATGTGTCGAGAAGGCTTTATTAAGTATTTACAGGAACAACTTAATTTCTCGAAAGAGGAAGCTATGAAGACTACAAAACAAGAGGCTATGAATCCTGAAACACAAAAATTATTTAAAGAATATGCAGAAACGCAAGTTGTATTGGTAAACCGTCAACCGACACTTCATGAATATAGCATTTTTGCGATGAAGATGCGTGTCGTAGATGGAGATTGCATACATTACCCACTAGAATTATGTGGGCCGTTGAATGCTGACTTTGATGGTGATACAGTTTCGCTTACTCTTGTTCCTGAAGAGGCGAAAGATGACACTATGAAAAAAATGAGCCCACGTTATTCAAAAGTTTATAAAAAGAACCTTGAACCTATATTTGTGTTTAATCATGAAACACTTAATGGAGGTAATGTGGCTACTACTTATGATTTCGAAGATCCTATTGAATTAACAGAACCTAGACATTATTATACTGACTATGCTCAGCTTTTACAAGATGTTGAAGTAGACAATAAAATAAAATATGGAACTCCAATAGTATTTACCGGAAAAGTAGGTGAACTTGAATTTAAAAATAAAATTACAACGTATGGACGATTAAGGACTTCTAAGATAGTTGGTAAAGATATTGATGAGCTTGGAATCTTTAAAACTCCATATGAAGCATTAAAAGCAGGTAGTGCTGGAAAACTTGTTCACTATCTGTATAAGAGCGATGATTTTGTCGAGAAAATGAATGAACTACAAAAATTTTGGCTTAAAGTAGTTTCTAAAGCCGGAGTAGTTACATTTGATTTTAAGACATTGTATGTAGATACTAATTCCGAGACATACAATAAAATTAAAGATGTTGTAGACTCTGCAGATCTTACTGATAAACAAAAACTTCTTCTTGTTACCGATCTTTATGCAAAGTATGAGAAAGAGATTGAAGGTAGATTTAGCGATGACCTGAGAGAAGAACTTAGTCGAGCAAATCGAGTTAAGATTCACTCAATTCAGGATATTAATATGCCTCAAATGATCATACAAGGTACTCAAGAAAAAGTAGTTGTAAATAAAGGATCTTTGTTAAGCGGTTTAACTGAAAAAGAGTATATTTCACATTCTATAGAAAATAGATCGCTCCAAAGTATCAAAAATAGTGGCGTCAATTACAATGGGGTGCGCCCTTTAAACTGTACGTAATTGCTGGAAGGAATTAAAATTTATATAAAATGTAAAAAGTAAATTAGAATCAGCAACTTATTATGATGGAAAAAACAATTAAGTTTTTATCAGCGGTTGGCCTAGTTCTTGGAGCTATGGGAGAGATGTTAAAACAAGTTAATCTTTACCAACAAGCCCAAAAGGTTGTGGAACAGGCTGAAAACGTGACTGAAGTAAAGTAATAAGATCAACGACTATACGTATGGCGCTTGTGAAAGTGATGATATAGTCTGCCCTAGGATGAAAATCTTAGGAAACCACCAGGAGAGGTTAAAAGCTTCTCCATAGACCCCTTGGTGGATACTTAACCCGTCAGATTTCTTTCCTCTTAAATAATTATGTTTTTGATGAAAAAGCATCTGATCCAAAAAATCCAGGACTCTTAATCCCTAGATATATTGCAGCAGGTAGAACAGCTCCTAATGGAAAAATCTATTCTGAGGTAGTTAAGAAGAATGAAGATGACTTGGTACCAGTAAGAAGTATTGTTACAAAGAAAGATGGAAACCTTAGTGTAGTTTCACCTGATCATTTCAGTCAACGATTCCGTAGTATTGGAATTACTAATGGAAGTGCTATAGGTGCATCATTAGGTACTTCTCTTACTGAAAATATTACACAAAGTTTGCTTGCACTTAAGCATGGTGGTCATGAAAGAGTACTTGACCTATCAGGTAATCTATATGCCCCTAAAGATTGCACGTTTAGAATTGAAGGACGATGGATTATTCTGAAAGTACGTGGTGGAGAACTTAAATATCCGCTTCCCGATAACTGGGTAGGTGTTAATAAGGATAAGTTTAGTGAGGGAGAACTCATTGGATCTGCTTATAATACGACATCTCCTGCTTATCGTCTAAATGCAATTATTAAGTGTATGCGAGCTAAAGGTACATCTGGTATAAGATACTTTGAGAAGGATAATGTAATCTTAACCGACTGTTTCGCTTATGAAGATGGTCAAATTCACTATACTGAGACCAAAAGTGGTCATATTGAGGTGAGAATTGGTAATAGACAATATGATTATAATCCAGAGTCACTTTATTACTTTCCTGACGGAGCACAGATTAAGAAATATCAGAAGTTCTGTTCAGGTGTCATCAATATGGCTCACGTAACACAAGATACTCAGGATATTAATACTGCTTTTAATATATTTAGACGTCAATTCTATGTATTGAATAATGCTAAGTACGAAAAGACCGGTATCGTAGAACCTGATTGGATGCAAGAAGAAATTCTTGAGCTTGTGTTTGCTGGTCTTATGGATGTAGAGATAGATCCAAAAACTGATAAGATTAAAGAAATTGAATATCAAGGTACCCATAATAGTATCTTGGGAAGAGATTCGTTCTTTACAACATTGTCTTATGGATATAGCTCTAGAGTTATGTCAAAGGCTTTACGTGGAGAACTTAATCTATCATCAGATATAATGACAGAAACGGTATTAGGATTGCTGTTAAATGATCAACTCGACAATAATAGTGGTATTAAATGAAAATTGAATTAGAAATTCCATATATTGAAGATGATGAGTTGAGTATTAAAATTACAATACGGAGAGATGGAGTAGTATCTGTAGAGGGTGCTACTTCTGCTCCTAATGTAATTGAAAAGAAGCCGAAGACTCAACCAAAAGAGAAAAAGAAAAGTTCGGCTACAGCTCCTCCTGCGATTCCAAATTCGTTTGGTGGAAATTTTATGAATGCTGAATTTTAATTATATTGAGAAAATGAGTAATAGTACCTATTATAACATTATTCTATCGTATGAAATTCCGTATAATATCTTAGATGTATCAGATCAAAATGTCATTGATGCTAAAGAACAGCTTTTTAGAAGACTTAAGGATGCTATTCCTACTGTTAAATATAATACATTCTCTGTTCGACTTACTGTTAATCAGCTCAATGATACTATGAATTACATTGTTACGTATGAGGCTTACTTCAGATCAAATGAAGGACTACCCATGGAAGAATACGTAGAAGCGCGAGATCTTAAAGATAACGCAAGAAAAGAGTTAGAGAGTTTCTTTAGCTCTGTAGACTGTGACTATAAGCAGTTAAATATTAAAACTCTATTATAAATGTCAAATTTTAATCAGTATTTCAAGAACACGGGAGCAAAAATTATGGTAGAGCGATTCTTTAAAGGAATCGATATGTATAATCCAAAAAACAAACTGAAAAATCTAAAGTGGTATATTGAGCCCGAGCCAAGTCAGCCAGCATCTTATTATGTTGAGAATGAATTGACAGCTACTCACAAAGTACATATAGATTATACAGTTAATGATGGACCAGAAATTCTTAGCTCTGAATTTGAAGTTCCTAGAGAAATTGATGGTGTATTTATCATTGAAGGAGCTTATAGAATTGCTACGAATACGCTTGGTTCGGATTATGATTGTCGAATTCAAATGTCGGGAACTAATCCTTGGAAAATTAATTTCGACTATAATCGCCAATATGATATTGCTAAGAAAGTTCTAAGAATTAAGAAGATTAATCCAGATCTCGGTGTTCAAGAAAAAGTAAAAGAGTATAATCTTGATGAGATTGATAATATAAAAGGAGAAGACTTAGAAGCATTACGGCTTACTGAAAGACAGCAGAAAAAGTTTCAAATTAAGCTTGATATTGATTATAAGCCTGAATTTATTACTAGAAAACTCATCGAAGACTGCTTAGCCTACGGGGATGATAGACTTAAAGACTTGATCATTGATAAAAATATTGAGTCAGTTCCACAAGGGTTTATTAACTTCCTATTCAAAAGTGGTAAAGGAAGAAATTTCTTTGCAGCTAGACGAAAAATAACCTCTTACTGGACAAAATTTAGTAAGCTGCCTGATCCTGCTAACTCTATAACTCTTTTATGTCAAAAACATTGGAAAGGATCTTCAGAAAGTGCTAAAGGAGGTAGTGAAATTCAAGTTCCACCTGGTATTAATTCACAGAATTTAAGTTCACTTGGGGAAAAGATTATGATACCTGACTCGGTTGCATATAATACATCATTTGCAGACTTAATTGATATTGCAGATACACCTATTAACCAATCGAGTAACCGTATTAATGCACTTACTGTTTCTACTCACTTAACAGATGATAAAATTCTTTTTGATTGTTATTCCAAAGACTTCAAGAAGATTACAATTGATTATCTTGACTACCTTAACTCAAAAATAGTAACAAGTGAGTATGTAGACTATGATGCTAGAGAGATTAAGCCAAATAAAGATGGACAAATCGAAATTAAGCATCGAATGAAAAGAAAGATGGTATCAGCAACAGATTATGATTTTGTTGACTTACCACCTGATTATCGACTCTCTTCAACAACACGACGAATTCCATTTTTAAACTTTACAGATAGTGTAAGAATTGAGATGGGAAGCGGTATGTTAAAACAAGCAATACCTTTGCCAAATGCAGAAAGACCACTTGTTGACACCGGAAATGTTGAAGAGTTAGAAAATAATATTCTAAATGAAAAATTTAGACTTCCTGAGGGAACTGTAAAAGAAATCAATGACGAAGAAGTTCTTATTCAACTCCCAGGAAATGATGAGATTAGTGTTCCTAGACGTACAGCAATACAAAGCGCTAATGATGTTGATATCTTTACTGAGCCTAAAGTTAAGGTTGGACAGAAAGTTAAGGAAGGTGATATTATTACTGGTGCTGTAGGCGTAGAGAAAGATACATATAAAACTGGAATTAATGCATTGGTCTTGTTCCATGCAATGTTTGGTTATGTAAATGAGGATGCTGTTGTAGTATCAGAATCATTTGCTAATAAAATGTGTCACTATTCACTTATTGACTTAACTATGGATGTTAAAAATTCAGAAGCTATTAAGTGGATTGCACCAATAGGAACTCGTGTAAAATCAAAAGATAGAGTAATGACTGTATATAAAGCAGTAAGACTTGATGAGATTAATAAGAAACTTCAAGAACAACTTGGAGGAATTCTTGGAAACCTTGATCAGTATACTGTAGAGACAGGATTATCTGTTCCGAATAATATAGATGAAGCAGTTGTTACTGATGTTATAATTCAGGAAAATAAGAAGCCAAGGATCCCTAAATCAATAAAAAAGCCGGATTATTCGTTTGCTAAAACAAGTCAAACTGTAATTGATGACTATGAAAAAACAAAGGATCGTAAGCCAATATATGATAAATATCCTGAATATATAGCATCTGATACTCTGGATCCCGTAAATCTAAAGGATAAAAATTATAAAGTTGTCTATACCGTTAGAATCCGACTAATTAAGAGAACTACTTTAATGTTAGGTTCAAAAGTTACAAACCGCTATGGTGGTAAGGGTGTTATATCAAAAATCTTACCAGACAACTTAATGCCAATAATGGTAGATAAACAGGGGAATAAGAAGGTTATAGATATTGTAATGAATCCATATTCAACAATCAATAGAAAGATACCATCGGTTCTCCTAGAAAACTCCCTAGGATTAATCATTCATCGTTTACGGGACATGGTGGAGGAGTATAAGGGAACTAAGACAGGTCAAAAGAAAATTAAACCTCTCTTAATGAAGTACTATCCAGGCCGCTTTGATAATATGACAGTTGAGGAAATCATACAAATGCATAATTCTAGCAGAATAGAAGAAATGTATTATATGAATGTTGGATGTTATTCGACAAAATTTACTCCTGATCTTGTTACAAAATGGATGGAAGAACTTGGTGTAGAACCTCAATCCAAGATCCTAATGCCACAAACTGAAATTGCTGATCTTAAAGAACTTAAGGAAACCCTAAGTGAAGAAGAATATCAAAAGGCAGTTTCAAAAATGACTGGAAAGTTTGTAGAAGTAGATAAACCATTGATGTGTGGTTATATAACATTCTTAGAGCTTTTCAAGATCCCATATTATGATGAAAAAGCAACGTCTAGTATGTTTCTGCCAGATGGAGATATTAATCCATTTAAGGACTCGCCAATTATGTCCCATGGTAAATATAGAACAACTGGACAAAAGATCGGTGAGATGGAGTTAACTGCTTACTTAGCCCGTGGAGCAAAACAGTTTATTGAGTACTCTCGTAGTGATACATCTACACAAGATTCTATTGAATTTATGAATAACCTTCTTGGACTTGGTGTAACAATCAAGAATGAAGAGGGATATAATATGGGAGCATCAAGTCTTAGAAATAGTCTTGGTGAAATGAAGGTTAAATTTAGACTCAAAAATAAAAAGTAATGGACATGGAACTTAATAAAAATACGCCTTCATGTTTAATGTTGGCTGCTAATCTTATAACTCCAGTTTCATTGGCTAGTATTTTTGAAACTGAAGACCTAAAAGATTCTGGTATAGAGTTTGATAGTCATCTTACTATTCTATTCTCTCATAATTTATTAGAAAAGGATATTATTTTAAGAGACATCAATACTGTTATATCAGCCTCGCCTATATCAAAGAATATTATTGGTGGATTTAATATCTTAGAGTTTCTCAAAGGACAAAAAAAATTTGAAGCTAAACCAGTTTTAGATTTATTTGATTTAGGAAACTTTGAGAATGAATCCGGATATGTAGTACTTAAGCTAAAAAAGAATACTGGCCTTTTTGAAATTTTAAATACTTTAAATTCCGGCCTCTCTGAACTCTATGGAGTAACAAGTGATTTTGGAGAATATAAACCACACTTAACACTTGCTGAAGTACAGGCAGGACTAAGCCAGAAATATGTGGAGAATGAAATTCTACAACTAATATTACAAAAAAGTAAAATTAAACTTGAGGATTTTATATTCTCATATGATCTGGGAGAAAAAGATTATAAAGTATATGATCTAACAAATTTTAATTCTGTTGATAGATTTTTTAGAATTGAAAATTTAAAGAAAGAAGCTGCAGAATTTATTAAAGAATAAAATAAAGAAAGGTGACTTAAGGATAAAACTTTAGGTCACTTCTCTTTTCTCCCTCATTGAAGCAAAGAAAATGCGAAAGAGAGAAGAGATTATCCTTATTATTGGGAATGGAGATATCTCTGTTCCAAAATTACAAAATAAAAAAGAATAATGAAGGATATAAAAGTTTATTATGGCCTTAGTGGAGCATTAAAAGGGTCTACTATCGCCGCGTTGAAAAAGAAAAATTCAAATATTCAAATTATGGATTCAGCAATAAAGAGATGGAAATATTATCAATTCGGTATCTTCTCTGGACTTACTGAATACACTGACCTAACTTATGGAATCTTGCACCTAGTAAGACTTCGTGAGTTTATGGACAAAAATCACTCTGCTGAGAATGATCTCATTATAGAAAGAGGAATAACAGATTCACTGTTTTATTATTACTATAATGATAAGTTTAATGTAGAAACTGGGATGGACGAGAACTTGACTCTGATTAATAATGCTACGGCTCAGGAACAGATTCTCTTACTTCCAGATTTTTATAGAATTGAAAGAATTCTTCTAATTCAAGAGGATAAAGATTTCGTGAGAGACGTTGTTTTCCAAGACGAATTTAGAAGAAAAACTTTCAAAAATGATCCTGATTTTTACTTTAAAATGCAGGACTTGTATGTTAGTTTTACTAAGAGGCATAATGTAATTGATAAAGTAATCAGAATCACAAGTGCAAAGGAGTATATTGAAAATACTCTGGGGGAACAACTTAAATATTAAAGTTAGTATTTATGGCATCAATTAAAAAAAGAAATGGCTTTATAGAAGATTTTGATCTTAAAAAGGTTCGAAAAGGTATTAGAAATGCAATGAAGACTGGTAGTGGTGAATATTTTCCACGCCTAGTAGATGCAATTACTAATGAACTTAAAGATCTACTAAAAGATAAAGAAAATGATGTAATCACTGGTTCTGATATTGATAAATTTATTATAAAACGCCTTCGGGACTACGGTCAAGCATCAACTGCAACAAATTATGAGAGATATAAAACTCTTAAGTATTATCAAAAGTCGAGGGGCATAGTTGATAATGAAATTGATGGATTAATTTCTGGAACAAATGAGGCAGTTATTGATGAAAATTCAAACAAAAATTCACATCTAATCTCTACACAAAGAGACCTAATTGCCGGAATTGAATCTAGAAATTATGTAGAAAGAAAAATAATGCCGTTGAATCTACTCCAGGCACATCAAGAGGGATTAATTCATATTCATGATACAGATTATATGATTCACCCAGGAATCTTTAATTGCCAGTTAATTAATCTTAAAGATATGCTTCAAAATGGAACTGCAATTAATGGCAAAAAAATAGAAAAACCAAAGTCAATTCAAACCGCTGCAACTATTGCAACACAAATTAGTCTTCAAGTAGCTAATGGTCAATATGGAGGACAGACATTTAGTCTATCACATCTTGCTCCATTCGTACGAATATCTTATAATAAATATGTTGATAAGCTTACTGAGGAATATACTAAACTGGGAAAAGAACCTGACTTAGATATTATTAAAGCTCAAGCTGAAAAACTTACTAGAGATGAGGTAAAAAGTGCCGTACAAACTATCCAATTTCAAGAGAATACATTTTCTTCTAGTAATGGCCAAACTCCATTTGTATCAATCTTTATGTATATAAGTGAAGAACCAGAATATGAGAAAGAGACTGCTATGCTCATAGAAGAAACTATTCGTCTAAGATATCTCGGAATGAAAAACAAGGATGGTGTGTATGTTACCCCTGCTTTCCCAAAGTTACTCTACGTTCTCGATGAAAACAATGTCCCAAAAGATTCAAAGTATAGATATCTTACGGACTTGGCTGTTAAAACTGCTGCAAAGAGAATGAATCCTGACTTTATCTCCGCTAAGATAATGAAGAAAAACTATGAAGGAAATGTATTTCCATGTATGGGATGTAGATCCTTCTTAGCACCTTGGAAAGATGAAGAGGGGAATTATAAATTCTATGGAAGGTTTAATCGTGGTGTCGTAACTATAAATCTTGTAGATGTAGGTTTGTCAGCAAGAAAAGATGAAAGTAAGTTTTGGGAAATCTTAGATGAACGTCTTAACTTGTGTAAAGAAGCACTAATCCTCAGAACTAAACTTATCAAAGGAGCAACATCTGATGTATCACCTATTCATTGGCAAGATGGATCCGTTGCTCGACTAAAATCAGGTGAAAAGATTGATAAGTATCTTGAAAATGGATATAGTAGCATTTCTCTTGGCTTTATAGGACTACATGAAATGTGTATGGCAATGTTTGATGAGAGTCTTACATCTGAAAAAGGAAGCGCATTTGCATTAAAAGTCCTGCAATACCTAGCAGATACCTGTACTAAGTGGAAGACTGAAGAATATCTTAATGGAGCTTCCTTATATGCAACACCATCAGAATCATTATGTTATAAGTTCGCATGTAAAACCGCTAAAAGGTTTGGTGTTATAAAAGGCATAACTGATAAAGATTGGTTCACAAATAGTTATCATGTAACTCCGACAGAAGAAATTGATGCATTCTCAAAACTAAAATTTGAAGCTCAATATCAAAATATCTCTAAGGGTGGTGCTGTTAGCTATGTTGAAGTTCCTAATATGGAAGATAACTTAGAAGCACTTGCACAGGTAATTGATTTTATGTATGATAATATTCAATATGCTGAGATAAATACTAGATGTGGTGATGTTTGCTCTACTTGTGGATATCAGGGCGAAATTACTGCAGATAAAGATGGCGTATGGACTTGTCCTAATTGTGGCGAGACAAATAGAGATAAACTAACAGTTGTTCGTCGTACTTGTGGATATATAGGTTCAACGTTTTGGAATAAAGGAAAGACAGAAGAAATTAATGAACGAGTATATCATCTATAATGAACTATTTTAAAATAAAAAAATATGACATCGCTAATGGAAAGGGAATTAGAACCTCCCTTTTTGTTAGTGGATGTACGTTTCATTGTAAGGGCTGTTTTAATTCCGAAGCATGGGATTTTAAATCTGGAAAACCATTTGACGATAATGCTAAAAAAGAATTATTTGAACTATTATCAGACCCTCACTGTGTAGGCTTAAGCGTATTGGGCGGAGAACCATTAATGCAAGGACAAGACCTATTAGATCTTCTAAGAGAGGTTAAAGAAGTATTTCCAGATAAAAATATATGGTTATGGACTGGATTCTATATCAATGAATTAAATGACTTACAAACACAAATTATATCTTTAGTAGATTATGTAGTGGATGGAAGATTCGAAGAAAATAATGCACTAAAGAAGTATCTATTTCGAGGCTCATCTAATCAAACTATTTGGGAAAAAGATGAAAAAGGAAATTTTGTAAGAAGTAAATATAATGATATATAACATCCAACAAAGGTCGAAGAAATATGAAATATGATCGATAAAGATAAAATAGTGGATGAACTTTTAGATATGAGAGATGAGTGTACTGGAAAAGGTATTATGTATATCATGATTCCAAATGAAGACCCAAATGATATTAGAATTGCAACACCAAAAAATATATTTTCTCCTAGCGAATTAGATGACTTTATTAGATTCATGCTAGAACACTCTAATTTCTCAGGAAAAATAGAACAAGGATCACAAAATTCTGTATGGGACTTTCTCATTAAAAAAGTTGATAAAAAACAATTCTTTTCTTTTGACTTAATAGATGCTAAAATAGAATTAGTTGGAGTTTCTTTAAAAGATATTATTCAACGAAAACCTTAAATATGTATTATGAAAAAGTCAAAAAGAACAAAAAGTAATGACCTGGCTAAAATCTTAAGAATGATTAGTCGGGATGAAGAACTTGAAAGAAATGACGGTAAATGGGTAGCTATGAACCGTGTATTCAAAGACAAGAAAAAGTACGATAGAAAAAAGATGAAAAAGGACTTAAGGGATGACCTTGGGTCCTTATCTTTTTTACAAAAATTAAAGGGAGAACTTAATCTCCCTTCTTTTTTATTATTTCGAAACCATGAATTCTTTTACCATTTTCTCTATACTGAATAGCTTTGACTTCAAACCACTGATTAATATCTTCGGCTTTGGCTGTTTTATTATTCCCTACCTGATTATAAATATTTTGAATACTAGCCTTTAAAGATATCTTACTAATCCTATCACCTATATTAAATTTTGAATAAATTAGAGAATTAATATTATCCTTATTAGATTGTTCAATGATATTTTTCTGATATTCAGCCTCAATCTTGGCCTTAGTATAACTTCCAGCTTTTATTCTTTCTACTCCTAAGGTTATAATATAGTTCTTATATTCCATTGGGATAGAGTTAATTAATAATTCAAAGCCAGACTCTTCAAGTATATCCTTTTGATCGCAGATAAATTTCATCCTATCCCTAAATGTTTTATACTTATAATTAAAATCATTTAAGATCTTGTCAAATTTATCCTTATTTGTTGATACATTGAAATCTGATAAATTACTAAAGACAGCAAATCTATCCTTATAGTCATACTCTTGAATTTCAAAAGTTCGCATTTCAGATATCATCATAAGATCATTTTTAACCGGTACTGCCATAGATCCCGCGTGATGATTAACGGCTACAAAATCCGTCTTATAGTTTGCATTTTTAGCATCTCTTTCATACTTCTCTACTAAGGCATCTTTATCCTCATCGGGTAATAATGTATAAGCCTTTAGTAGACTCTCTGTTTTTCTAAGTTTAATCTCAAGATAGTTTTTAAACTCTTCTTTACTTTTATCACCTTTATATTTTAAAGTTACATATAAATCAGCACTATTCTTCCATGGGTTTTCTATTAATCTCTGTCTACCTAAAATCTGTGGTAGGTCTAAGGAAATATCTACTGATAAGCAGTCTATATTAGCGTTACTAAAGATATAAGATTTAGCACAGGTACTATAAAAATCAGCACCTAAATATACCGTCCTAGTGCAAAAGGTAAAGGTTTTATGTGGTTCTCCTTTCTTTGGAACTCTACCGATAAATGGTCCATCTGATTTCTTAAGACCAAAGGCTCTCTGAATAGTGGTTTCATTTGTCGGAGTCTTAGCTATAAGAATATTACACTGATCCGGTGTAAGCTTATTTAACTTTATGGCCTTTGCAATATCTTTAACGGAATTGACATAAAACACAGCCTCTTTACTTTCAATCTCTTTAAAATTGCCGTGTTCATCTTTATAGCGATATGTATCATAATTTCCTGTTGTATATTTTAAGATTACTTTAGCAATTTCAGCTTGAATAGTATTTCTCTTACCACAATACTTCACATTAAGATTTGGCTTCATTATCCTTCCAGGCTGTTTAGAATTCCAGTCTAGTTCAAAGTAAGGTAAGTCTTTAAATTCATCTAACATCTCTAGATATTCTTTTATCATTGGAGTTGCACTAACATATACAACTCTATTTAATCCCTGAAGATGACCTACAAATTCTAATTCAGAACTTGACTTGAATTTAGCGTCAGTGAAGATGCTCTGAAATTCATCAATAACTACATAAAACTTCTCTATATCTTCCCCTAATGCTTCTTTAACATGACGAAAAGAATCATACGTTACTAGGATTTTACAAGGTTTTCTTTCCTGAAATGGACTAGGTTGACATGAGTTCCAATAATCTACTACTCCTTGTTTTAATTTCATAATTCTAAGCTTTTTATCTTCCTCAGAAAGTTCTTTAAACCCTAAAGATTTCAAATCTGGCCTAGAACTTGAAAAATCCTTTTCAAAATTAATGCCTCTTTCAACTTCATTTCTCACATAATAAACGTTACCCTTATGTTGATCCTCTTTATTCTCTAAGAGTATCTTACGTGGTGAACATAGTATAATATTCATATTATTTCTAATACAATATTCAGTATACCCGCAACCAGTTAAAACTTTGTTTAGTATGTGAGGAAATTGATAATGTTCAAGAGAGTATTCTTTCCAATTACTGATATATCTTATACCAGTTGGTACTTTAATTGATTTAATTTCCATATTTATTAATTGTTTAAAATTATAGAATAGAACTCTACTATCTTCTTATATTATTTTCTAGTAATTGTTCTATTCCTTCCAAACATAAGGAATTGAGAGTTTCTAAAGAGCAAAATGTCACCATTTTTTGGAAATTATTTTGTATCTACCTTATAAGTCTCATTTTGGTTAAAATTGAATAAAAAATAGTGACACCTATTCTCACAGATCTTACTTCTACCTTATTCCCTCACTCCACTTCGTTCGGTCAATGATAAAGTTTCAGGAGTCTTATTCAATAGCGTAGCTGCCAAAGCGTTAAGCGAAGAGGGTTAAACGAGGGACGGACTTTGTCCCGAGTACCGATGAGTAGCTTTGGAATGCTTCTCTTACATAGAGCCGGGGTGGGAGCGTTAAGTGAAATGAGGAATGAAGTGACGAATGGAACAAGCGAGTGGCGGATGGAATCCGGGCAGGCCGGGATTTCTTTTCTATTATATGTCAGATCCTCTCAAGTCGAAGAAAAAAAAGAAAGAGGATTATGTTTTCCCCTTTCCTTTTTCTTTATTCTTTTTAAGTTGTTCTTTAAACCATGGAAGATATGCCTGTTTAAACACCACCTTACCTGCTACTACGCAGACTTGTCTAATAAACTCTTTCATGCTGTCCCTCCTTCTTTTTCAAGTTCATTTATTAGATTACGAGCAAAGTCATCATTAATCTTAGCCTCTTCTATTTTTTCGAGGGTCAGAATTAACTTCTTTTTTCCTTCTTTACTCATGCCTTTAAACTCTTTAAGGATATCTTGCTTACTAGAGTAATATTTTGCTGACTCTAGTTCTGCATCTCTAAATTCAGGGAATAGGATTAGTTTAAAATTATAAGCAATTGTTTCTCCCAATGTTTCACCTAATGCTCCGGCTGCAAATGCTAAGCCTAAGCTAAATACTTTTACTATAAATGTTCCCATATTTTTTGTTATTTTATTTTCGTGTCCACCTGGGTATTTATCTAAGTATCTGTTTCAACCTTTTGGTATCTTCAGTCTAAGACACACATCTTAGAGACAGATCTTAGAAGGAGAGGAACTAAGCTTTGACTCCTAATTCACTCTCCCAATAGTTTTTATGCTAGTCCTCCTCAAGATTATGTATATCTATATAAAGAGGACTTTCTTTTCTACAGAACATGTACCATGCTCCGCCGATGGCTAATACTATATCGATTGCCATCCAAAATCCTTTCCAGAACTCACTCAAGAGTTCAAAGTAAGATCCGTATGCCGAACATAGGATAATTAATACTCCTACGACATAGCATAAAAATTCTTTTCTACCCATATCTTTTGTTATTTTAATTATTGTCTCTTATTAAAAATTGCCAAAGGTTTCTCTCCTTAGGACTTTTGATACTATAATTATATAAGTCAATTCATTTTTTCAACTCCTATATTCTATATATAATAAGAGGCTGTATTCCAACTCGCTATAGTATCCACATCCCATTACTAGAGATATATGACGATACAGTCATCATGATATCTTGTTCATGGTTCACTTCCGTACGAAAGTTACATGCTTTAATATAACAGACTTAAACTATGTCTAAATCTTTATATTGCGTTGATTATACTCTTCGCATAATCTTTTTTTCTTAAATTTCTGTTAATTTAGGCTATCCCATTTAATATTATTCGTTAAGGGATGCCTTTTTTATGTCAACCTTTAATACGCTGCCGGCCTATAAGTTTACAATAGGCATAACAACTCCTACTTTTCTCTTTCGATAGTAAACCCGACTAGCATTTTTAGATCGCCGGCACGATCCTAAGCTCATCATTCTTAGATTTCCTTATAAAACTTCCCCTAGTCCACCTTCAGTATTGTTTTTATAAGTAAGTATCGTACGTTTCAGATACATGATAAAATAAACTAGAAATCACTCTAATTAGTAATCTCTAGGAATAATCTCGAAACTAACATTTAGGCTTTTATACCTTAGAACTCTACCTACAGAATTCTTATTAATTTCTATTCATATATAAGGGTTTGATACCCTTTTTAGACGGCGTTAACAAAACTCCATACAACAGCTAAATCTAAGTCCATCAGAGTAAAATTCAAGATTATTACTGTGAAATCCAAGAGAATTCCAATAAACTTCTTCTTCTGATCTAAAAAATTTACTCTCTTCCGGATGATTTTTATAAAAAGATTGATAATCATATCCTCCAGGACACCAATTTACAGCCATATTAAAGAATTCTAATGGTGGTTCTACTTCTCCATATTCATCATGGATTACTACCAGTGGACTAGTTAAAAATTCTAGAATAGACTCTTTTGTAAGATCATAATATTTAATAATAGGCTCATCCCCAAATTCAATAAACCTATTAATATTTTTATTTTCCCACCAATTAGGATTCCATAAAAATTTCCAACCTGCACTTCTTTTTCCCAAGTGAATCCTTTTTTTAGTTGGTATTATTGTTGCATAATAATTAGTTCCCATTACATATGTAAGGAACACAACCTTATAAAATAAAAATAGTTAATTTTATCCGTCTAAGGGGATTCCTTATTTTCATTGTGAGGAAAGATAAAATTTTCGTGAAGAGTATAACAATTTATATAGTTTCGTCACTGCTATTGAATCAAGGCTACCTATTCCAGAAATGATGGAACAAAATTCTAGTTATACTAATAGGCAGATAAAATTTTCTCAGCGTATGAAGAAAAATAAATTAAAGGATTGGATTTTATATCCTCTCCTTTTCTTTTTTAAAGTTGCTGCAACCAACTAAGAATTTGCCGAGCCTCAGGTTCATTAGAGTTATCTTCTATAATTTCATTAGTTAATTCATCTAAGAGTTGATCAAGGACTGTAAATCCGAATTGATTTCCAAATAACTTGTGTAGAGTTTTATATTCAGTCTCTGTTATTTCACAGGACTTTTTAATAATCATATAATCCTCAATATTATGTCCATCTTCATCATATTCGTTGGTTCCAAATCCCAGTCCTAGGTCTGATCCATAACCAAGATCTGAGGCTGCTTTAATAATTTTGTTTATAAGGTCTACTTGGTCTTCGTTGAATATTTCAAATCCATAAAAAGTAGCTTCATCAGACCAATTTTCGTCTACTTTTATCAAATAATATTTCATACTCCATCTGGATTTTGTTTAATAAGTTCTTCTAATTGTTCTTTATTTGAATTTTCCCAAGCAGTACCTAATTTAATACCACCTACAAAAGCTCTAGCAACTGCTTCAAATATTTGTGGATAATCTTTATCAATTCCACCAATTTCAAAATTAGAAGATGCTCCAATTTTAAAAGCTTGTTTTACTAGAGAAATAACATCTTCATTTGTTGTTCCAAGATTCTTTACATAAGACTTAGTCAACCAGTCTACATACTCTTCTTTTGTGATTCCCATAAAACTGTTACTTCTGGACTTTCAATAAATCCGCCTCCTTCTAGAACAGTATATCCTTTTAGTTCTAAAATAGCTTTAGCAGCTTTAGAAATAGTTCCTGTCCAATTTACTTTAAATTTACCAAGGAGAGCTTCTTCATTAATCCAATTTTTTATTTGTTGTAATTCTTTCTCTAATTCTTCTTTATTTGCTTGACTGACTTGTCGAGCCTCTTCTGCGCTTAATAATTCTACCATGGCTTTCCTTTTATTTTCCACCTTATAATAAATATTACTATGTATAGAAGTATTAATAGAAATACTGCAAGTCCCATCTCAAAGAAGAAGAGTGAAAAAACCCACCACCAAGACCAGGGAAATATACCAAATAATTTTAGAATTATAAATAGTATAGTAATTCCTGTTGCAAATAATGAAAATCTAATTGTTATTCTCATTTTTAATATAAATTTTAATTTTATTATTTTCTATCATAAAATAATCTATATAGCCTAGACCTTCTATGAGATCATCTTTCATTAGTAATGGACCGCCATAAGGGTCTATTCCAGCTATTGTATTATCATTTTCATAAAGAATTCTTATATACTCCTCTTCCAGAGTATAATGATCCTCATCATAGATAAGGGTATGATCTACCCCTCTCCCATGTAGAAAAAATTCTGACTCTTGTTTTGAGCCAGAGCAATATTTATTTGTTTCCATAACAACTATTTATGTGTTTTACTGCATTGTATGCTTCGGTGAATTCTTCTTTCTTGCCTTAATAGCTCTCTATCTATAAGTTCCGTAAGCTCAGGAGTTTCTTTTGTTTTCCTAATATAATTTAGTATTAATTTAAGGTCAAGAAGATCCTTTGTTCTTTTATTTCTTAGGTCTTTTCCTGTTATTTTGATTTCTTTTGTCATCTTTTATACAAGCTTCTAAGTCTTTCTTACATTCTTCATAGTTTGGAATTGGAAATAAAGATATATCCATCTTAATTCCATTTCTCTGCCAAATCCATTTAAGAGTTGAATAGATTTCGCTTGGATCTGAATCTTTTGTAAGTTTATAGTCTTCTTTCAGCCTGAGCCCTTGTTTATCAAGATACTCTACATCTTTTGTTAGATCTTGGTAAATTTCAGAACCTTCGTCTATGTTTATATAATTTCCTGTATAAGGTAAGTAAGCCCTAAAGGAAGTTCCGTCCCAATAGAAATAGATAATTGTTCCTGGACCAAAATTATAGCAGATAGTATATTCAATTATTGGAATACCCTTTACTATAATAGTATTAAATATTTCATAATCCTTAGGACTAAAGCAGAAATCACATAAATCTGTTTTTATTTTTTTATTAAAACTGTGCTCTTCCCCTTCATATAACAGGTTAATAAGAGTACCACAGATAAGACTAGAATTAACCTTGGTTTTATCCCAGATCTCTGCAGGTAATTTAGTCTTTTCGTCTTCTGTAAGCTCAGCTGCATAATCTAGGAATTTTTCATGAACCAAATTGTTAAATTCAGTCATAGTTAGTCTAGGAGCTGTTATTTCTCTTCTTCCTAACTTTTGATTTTTGTTTATAACAAACTTTTTCATAATAGATTAAATTATTCACATTAGTAAGGAAAAAGAGGGAATTACCCTAAATTAGGTATTCCCTTTGTTAGTTCTTTTAGATTTTTTACAGTTTTATATAATTTTTCAAAAGTAGAATTATCTACCTCATCTAAAATCATATTAGTTGCAGTACTATAGATGTTTGAGTTAAAGATATATAATCTTCTATCCCAACCACTATGAAGATTAAACACCAAAGAACCATCATTTTTCTGTTTTTCGAGTGAAACAAGATCACAGAATACTTTTTGCTTACTCTTAATCTTTTTCACTTTTAAAAAACAGGTTTTGTCTTTTACTTTAAACTTAAAACTTTTACCTTCAATACTTGTCATCTTTTTCGTATCCATCACTTTTTTCAATAATACATACGTTGCTACCTTGTTGGTGAGTAGTGTAAAATTTACTATCTATATCTTTTTGTTTAATTACTCTTCCCTCTTTAATATAGACCCTTGCCCCTTTTGGTGAAAAATCTATAACTCTTCCTATTTTTAGAGAAGTTTTTCCATTTGGATAAACTACAAGGTCTCCAATATCAAGTTTTTTGTTAAGAAGGTCTAAAACTTCATTTTTGCGATTAGTGTTTTTAAGCCGATGTGCAATAGGTTCTGGAAATTCTATAAAATCCATACCTTATATTTTTCAAATTCATCTTCTTCAATAGGTTGGCATTCAAATTCTTTGCCATTATATCCAGAACATGACATTAATTTTTCATCATTATTAAAATGAACCAGCCCATCATGTTCTTTGTCAAAACGTATACTTCGCTCTTTATGAACGACTATGTTTTCACAACTAGCATTATCAGGAGTTTCTATTTTAGTAGTTTTGATAAATATCATAACATCTCCGCTGACAGTATCAGCTTTAAAATACTTTCCGATATAATCTTTTGTCTTTTCTAAGAATAGTTTTATTAATTCTTGAAAAGCTAAGTTTACTTGATTCTGAAGTGTTTTAAGTTCAGTTATATTATCTTTCTCATAGTAAGAGAGATAATGTTTAATATTACTTAACTTATCTATTTCTAAGTTTTTAAGTGTCATCATATCTAAGGAAAATAAGGGGACTTTTAATCCCCAATATTTACCCAAGTTACATAGTGAGGGAAGTATTTCTCATTACGTTCCTTTAAGTCTTTTTTATAATCTTCTTCATTCAAGTAACAAATAAGTTTCATCTCATCCTTTTTCCAAAATTGCCACCACTTTCTCCTGCAAATTACAGTAAGAACTAATAATTTCTTTTGATTTTTTGGAATATCTTCATCTTTACTAATTCCATAAATCTCAAGTTTTTGACTTAAGATAACATCTCGTTCTTCTGCCCATTTAGCATATTTATGTCGATTAATGAAGATTATAGGTTTTTTATTACTTGGGACTGTACGATTATAACAAAGCTGCTGTGCTAGAATACAGTAATGTTCTTCCTCTTCTTTTATTCTAGCATCATCTTCCCAACCATCAAGATGCCCTTCTCTCTTAAACCGGTCTTTAATGTCCTGTACTAATGATTCTGCTTTCTGTTTTTCAGTAAATCCTGTACAATCTATCCATTCTCCATTAAAGAGAACCTCTATATTATAAAATTTTCTAATCATAACATTTATAAGGAATTCTCGATAAACCTATATCTTATCAAGTAATCAGGGATTTGTGGTCTTGTTTTATATTCCCACCATTCAGATCCATCATACTCCCCTCGTTCAGCCCAATCTCCATTTTTAAACCAGATTAGACCATATAACTCTTGACCTCCGTAACCGTTGTCATATTCAATCTCTCTTAATGTTTCTAAGATTTTATCTAATTCTTCTTTTGAATAATTTTGTTGAAGTCTTATTTCTTTTTTCCCGCAAACATTAATTTCCAGACATTCAATATAACTAAAATCGTTCTTTAAAAACGCTGATAATTCATTATATGCATTTATCATATTATAAAAAATAACCTAGAGCCTTTACCCTGGGATTTTAATATCTTAATCAAAGTAAGCATTATATGCATTGTAATTTGTATACAATGAAGGTTTAGATGCAGGATTAAGTACCTGATAAAACCAAATTTCCTCATCATACTTGGTTACAATGATATTCTTTCGAGTATCAATCTGAACAATCTCTTCCTCATTAAATTCATCACCAACTTTAAGAGATTTAATCTTAGAGTCTGATTTAATATAAGAATATGACATGCTATTGAAATCTCTATGACGAATATTTTGCCATTCCTGAAGCTTTTTCTGCTCCTCTTCAGTAGGATTCTCACAATCCTTTACAATAGGACGAGGCGTAGGATTGTCATATTCTTTCGACTGCTTAGCAAATAGAGAGATAAGATTTCCTTTATTCTTTTTCATATTCTTCATATCACATTCTTCTAGATAGCCACGTATACAACGGTAATCATAGGAGTTAGTAGATACATTGAAGAAATTCTTTGCTTTTTTAAACTGGTCAATACCATGGATATTAACTTCACTAACGATAGCCTTTAGAATATCAATTGTTGAAATCTTAAGAGTATCAATGTACTCTACTAAGTCGTTAGTACAAGACTTATCATTCAGGTTATCTTCCAAGTACTCTTTTACAGTAGAAAGCTCAAGATTTCCAAATTCTTTGATGTATCGAATGCGACTTGGACGATCAAGAAGATTTTCATTAACAGATAGGCTGTTCGTAGTGAGAAGGAATACCTTACGATATCCAATATTATAAACACCATCCATAATCTGAAGGACAGTAGAATCCTTTTCACTAAAATTCTTCTCAAATTCATCAAAGAAGAGCGTACAATCAAAGTTAAAGCCAGATAAATACTCAATCATGCTTTGATTCATTTCACCCATATCTTTTACAATGATAATAGGTAATCCTAGGAGATTTGCTAGAACTTTACTTGATACAGTTTTACCTGCACCACGTACTCCGTTCATCATAATACCAAGATTTCCAGTAGTTTCCTGGAAGGTCTTATATACATACTGCACAAATGAAGTTTGCAAACCATAAATCTTATAGTCAAATACAAACTTATCTGCATAGCGCTGTAAATACCATCCTCTACCCATTGCTTCAAAGCAAATATTGTAGATACCTACAGGAAGTTTATCAACGTTACTAAAATCTCCTTCTACTCTCTGAAAATCATTACCACGCTTCAACCAAGATACTTTTGTCATAATTTTTCTACTTATTTTAATTTAAAAAATTGTTATCATGTTTAAGGAATTACCACCTTATAAATAGACGAAATTCCTTACTTATGAATTAAAATAAAAAGTTATGATGTTTAGTATTTTAGACACAGATTTGTATAAAGCAAGTACAAGTTTTGCATATTGGAAATTATATCCATTAGCAGAAGGTACATTTAAGTTTAATGATCGCAATGGTGAAGAGTATGATGAGGAATTTGTAGATCAACTCAAGCTAGAGTTTGCGAAGTTAAGTACTCTTAGACTGAGAGATGAAGAATTTAATTGGGCAGTAAAGACCATTACGTACATAGATCAACCGTATTGGGAATGGTTGAAGACTTTTAAGTTTGAACCATCACTGATTAATGTCTGGTTAGATGAAAATAAACATCTTCAAATTGAAGTTACAGACAAACTATATAAAGTGACTTGGTATGAAATTCCAATCCTAGCAACTGTTAGTGAATTAAGAAATAGATATCGAGGTTATACAGCATATTATGAAACCATGATTGATATTTTAGATAAAAAGATAGATTTTTCTAATGCATTTAATCTTAAGTTTTCAGAATTCGGTACACGTCGCAGATATAGTGCTATGTCTTTTGAAAGAATTGTAACTCATCTTAAAAAGCGATGTCCAGTTAATTGTGTAGGTACCTCTAACATGTATTTTGCAATGAAATTAAAAATGACTCCTGTGGGTACGCATCCTCATGAGTGGATACAATTTCATGCAGCAGTATTTGGATATAAGAGAGCTAATTACCTAATGTTAGAGGATTGGATAAAAATTTATCAAGGAAATCTTGGAACTGCATTAGTAGATACATTTACTACTAAGTCTTTTCTAAGAACTCTTACTAGACAACAAGCACTACTGCTTCAAGGATATCGTATCGATTCTGGTGATAATTTCGCTCTTGGAAATGCAATTATTGAAAGACTTCGTGAGTTTGGGATAGATCCAAAAACAAAACTTCTGGTATTTAGCAATGCCTTAGATTTCCCAAAGTATAAAGAAATTGTTGACTATTTTGGGAATCGGATACAAGTTAGTGCTGGTATTGGAACTAATATTACATGTGATCCAGGAATCGAAGGATATAAGCCGGCAAATATCGTAATGAAGTTGAGCCGATGTAGAATTAGTAATAAAGATCCTTGGGAAAAATGTATAAAGATATCTGATGATATTGGTAAACATATTGGAGATAAAAAAGAGTTTGATATAGCAAAATATGAATTACATTTAGATTAATTATGGATAATGAGAAACAAGCTAGTGGTGGCATTGGTTTTTGTGGACTTTTAACCATCGCATTTATAGTATTAAAACTATGTAATGTAATAACATGGTCTTGGTGGTGGGTTCTTAGTCCTTTATGGATTCCTATTGCCCTGGTAATATTAATATTGGCAATACTTTTAGCTATACTTTTGATTAAACAAGCATTTATCTAAAGACTTTGAGGAGGTGAGTAAAATGCTCTTCTCCTCTTTTATTTTCCTTATTTTTGAATGAACTTAAAATATAACTTGATATGGATGAGAGTATAATTCAAAGAATTCGTTTTGCTAAGGCCAAAATTCGAAATATCCCCTACTATTGGGCGTATGATGAATCCCTTGGTGAAGAAAGATCAAGAAAACAGTATATGCATGTCTTAAGAAGTTTTAGAAGACAACTTGAGTTATTAATACCAATGATTGATTCAAAAACGAATATAGGAGATATAAAATTATTCAAAGAAATAGTTAATTTAATATCTCCAAAGATAAAAACTAATGAGTGTGGAGACACAATAGCAAAATTTCCTAAAAATGTCCAGTAGTAAAAAAAAGAAAGAGCGTCAACGTCTGAGATATGAAAAGAATGTTCAAAAAGAGACAGAACATAAAAAACATGCTTGGGATAATGGTAAGCTAATTGAGGAAAATCATAACCAAGGGCCATATAGTGAAAATTATACAATAGCTCTCAGTCAAAGATTAGTTCAATATATTAGTCAAGAAAGAGAACGAGCGCTACAAACAGAAACTCCAGCTCAGGAGTATGTTAGAGGATTTAGAAAATATAAAATAAAAATTCAAGATCTTATTTTACATTGGAATCCATTAATTCCAAGAGGGATTGAATATAATTTTCTAAAAACTCTTCTTGAAGTTTATTGGGATGAGGTTCTAGCAAATCAAAATGATGCGGCATTGTTATCAGTTTTATAAAAATACTTGGAGACGAGATAGAAATATTAATAAAATTCAAGATGCAATAAAACATCCTGAAGTTATTACTAATACTAATCGAGCTATAATTTTATTCGATATTATTAATAACCAAGGACAAAAATGGGCAAATGAAATAAAAATTAATACTCCAATATCAGATAATGATCCAGAGATTATTTATAAAGAGATAGTAGGCAGACTTCGACTTTCTGGTTTTAAATCTACTTTTAATATAGTATGCGTAGTTGGAAACATGACAGGTTAGTATATTGTATTACAAAAAATAGATTTAATAAAATAGAAAAAAAGAGATGTATTTTGGGGACTGATGATGTTTCTATATCTGCAACTTATGTAGATACAATGGAAACTAGTTCAGAAAAAATTCTAGAAACTCTTTTAAATCAATTACCACAAGGAATGTCTCTTAAAAAGATATTATATGATTAGATCACTCATTAAACCAAGAAAAGAAAGAATCGATGAGAGATCAACTTATCTTAAGATTCTTCCAGAATTTCTATCTATAGTATTTTTATTTACAAAATTATTTGAATTACTAACAAATAATAGAAGAGATACTAGTAGTGAAGATTATAAAATCATAAAACATTATAAATCTTTACTTGACGATAGAACAATTTGCTGGATTGAGGTTCCATATGTTTATATAGATATTAGAGGAAAAGAACATTATACGTCATGTACAATGCAAAAAAATAGTTTTACTACTATAAAAAAGTTTAGAGAAAATATTGTAGATTATTGTAAGAAAAATAAATACATATTCAAAGGATTTAGATATGATAAACGATAATGTACTGATTAAGTATGAAAGAGCTAGGGGTCATAGAACTGACTGGCCAGATATTGTAATTGCTATGAAGGATAGAATAAAAGAAATGAAACTTGGATTTCCCGGAATTGGCAATGATCATATGACATTAGTTCCATATAATACAATAGAACAGGGAGAAATATTTATCTATGATCTATATGTTGAATCAATGACTAGAGGAGATGAAGCACCTCTTATGTTAAAAGCACTTGGAAATAATCAATTTTATATCATGGGAATTGGTTGTGGCGTAGATAGTATTAGAGATCCAGATCGAATTAAGTTTAGATATGGAAATACAATATGGCTTCCAGGAATAAATCCAGATTTCTTAGTATTTAGAGTAGATGTTAGACCAACACTCAATGGAGGACCAGGATATTACTACTTCTTCAAGTCCTATAGAGACTTTAGAATATGATCTTATTTCTGGGGAAGTATTTAAATTTTGTGTAGATACATGGAATCTTCCCAGTCATTTTATAGACAGAGATAATTTTCTTGAAATGACATTTAAACCAGAATTATACGTATGGTATAGGATCACTGTATGGCTTGAAAATAATGACCAAAGATGTCATTTTAGATTTGAAAAGAGTTCTAGATGGGTAGAATTCACACCTGAGGTTGGATCTAATCTAATGGAAATTTTTAAGAAATATTTTAAGTATTTTTATGGGTGAATATGAATTTATAAAAAGATACTATGGTACTAAGCAAGAAACAAATAGCTCCATTGATGATATTATAGATATTCTAAATGAATCTTTCAAAGAGCTTCCTAAAAGAGTAATCACTCAAAGAGATAATCTAGTGGAAATAGTATATGGACAGGATTTATTTTTATCAATTTCAGCAGTAAGAGATAGTATCCAGGTAAAATGGAATTATCTTAATGATGTTGCTAATCGAATTGATGTAATAATCGAACTTAATCCAAGTGCTAATTTCGATAAAAAGATGGGATTGATAATTCAATTATTATCAGATTGCTTATGAAAACTAGTTATAAGATCAAGATCACCTCAAAGAAAACGTTATTATTAATTTGGGCAATAGATGAAATTCTTTTAGAATGGGGCAAGCCAGATTACTATGACACTGGATTACTGGAAAATTTTGAATTTATTTATAAATTACCTAACCTTAAGATAACCGGATATTTTGATTCAGGGGATGAAGGGATAACAGTAGAATTATTTGATTCTGTAACTTCATTATATATAGATCATGTTTTGCTTAACTTAGGTAGTACTGAATCTCAGATTAGAGAAGAATTAAAAGAGTTTTTAATTAGGAATTTGGAAGAATTAGGCTAAAAATAAGCCTTTTCTTTTACAAAATGCGCTAATTAAGAGCTCAATTCTTTATACATGGAAGTAACTAAATTTTAATTTAAATAAAATATATGATAATAGCAATTGGAAATAAAATTTTGACTCAAGTTAAAAAGAACACTGAGCCTGTAGAGAAGGTCGGTGTATTTGTTGTACCTAATACTAATGATGTTTATGATACTGTAAATGTTATTAGTGTCGGTGAAGAAATCAAAGCTAATATTAAAGCTGGAGATACTTTATTGATTTATAAAAATTCAGGTACAGACTTTGAAATTGATGGAGAAAAATATAGAACTATTTCAATTACAGATATTTTAGCAAAGAAAGATTAAAATGGAAGGAAAAATTATTAAACAAGGAACTTCTGCACAAGAAGCTATTATAGAGGGTGTAGTTAAAACAGTTGATGCTATCAAGACGACAATTGGACCTGCTGGTAAGGGTGTTGCTTTGATTAATATGGGATTCCCTGAGATTACAAGAGATGGAGCAACAGTTGCTAAGTCTATTCAATTCTCAGACCCTGCACAAAATATCGGTGCACAAATGGTAAAAAAAGCAGCAACACTTACAGAAGAGCAAGCAGGCGACGGAACCAGTTCAACAAGCCTTCTTATTAAAGAACTATGTTTGAAAGGCCGAAAAGCTGTTCAGACTGGATCTAATGTTAATGAGGTAAAATCTGGTATGTTAAAAGCAGGAAAGTGGATGGATGAATTTATTAAAAAGTCTTCTACTCCAATTAATGGTGACTTTGATCTAATTGGTAAAGTAGCTACTATTTCTGCTAACAACGACCCAGAGGTAGGTGCCCTGGTTGTTCAGGGAATGAAGCAGGTTGGAATTGATGGACTTCTTACTGCAGATGCTGCATCTGGACTTGATACCGTAATTGATATTACAACAGGTATGAAGCTAGACCGAGGTTGGAGTTCTCCTCAATATATTACTGATCCTACAACAGGTGAATGTGTAATGGAGAATCCTTATGTCCTCGTAGTAAGTGAAAAGATTTCATCAGTGAATCAAATAGCACCTCTTATGCAATCTCTTATGAATGAAGGAAATGGACGTCCAATGCTTATCCTTTGTGATAGTATTGATGATAATGTAAACACTGTACTCATTCTTAATGTATTGCGTGGAGCTTTACGCTGCTGTGTCGTACAAGGTGTTGATTTTGGTGATAATCGCAAAAATCTTATGAATGATGTAGCAGTTGCAACTGGAGCTACATATATTTGTGCTGAGAATGGTATTGCAATGGCAGACGCTACTCTTGCAAATCTAGGAGGTGCTAATAAGGTAGTTGTTTCTAGAGACTCTTGTATTATCTATGAAGGTCAGGGTGATCCTCAAGAGCTACAAAATCTAGCTTCTAATCTTAAAGCACGAATGTCAGATCCTAAAAATAGTGATTATGATAAGTCTAAATTTGAAAAGCGACTTGCCAACCTAACTGGAGGTATTGCTATTATAAAAGCTGGTGGAGCAACTGAGGCTGAGAAGATGAATCGAAAGGCAACTATTGAGGATTCTATTTTAGCTGCAAAAAGTGCTATTGCCGAAGGATTTGTTCCTGGCGGTGGTTATGTATACTTTAAAGGTGCTCAAACAGTAGAACGAGATAAAACCTTCTGGAAGAACTTAAAGGGTGATGAAATAGAAGGAGCACGTATCGTTTTCTCCAGTCTTCCTATCGTAATGAGGACGATTGCTGAAAATAGTGGTACTTCAGGTGATGTTATTCTTGAAAGCATTAGGCATAAAAAAGATAATGTGGGCTATAATGCAAAAAAGAAACATTTTGCCAACCTTCTAGATGATGGTATTCTAGATAGTGCTAAAGTTATTCGTGTTGCATTGGAAAATAGTATTTCTACTGCATCTATGATCCTACTAACAGACTGCATTATTATGGATGAACCAGAAAACAAGATTAAAGAGGAATAATAAATATTACTCTACTAGATGTGGGTGTTTTTGCTTGTGAAAGTAGAGGCACCTTTTTATTTTTAGTAAATATGGTAAAAGGATATATAGTATATACTAAAAACGGTTCATTATTGTCGTTCATTGAGTATATTGTAATTTGGTTAGAAGGATCAACTCGATTTATAGATGACTATAATGATTTAGTCAAGTTAGAGAAAAAATTTATAGGAAACAATATAGATAACTTTATTTCTACTATTCCTAATGAATTAAGTAAGTATTCATTGGGCGAGAAAAAAGATGGTTATATTTCAATTCAGGTTAATGCACCGGTTAAAAGGTTAACTAATGAGAAGATGAATGAGATTCTTCATAACTTAGTTCCGAAAGGCAGATTTCCTATATCATATAAAGATAATTGTAGATACTATGAAATTACATGCGAAGGACTTATGCATGATGTGAATGGATTGGGACCTGATGAAAAATATAGAGATATTTATTTTCCAGATTTAAATTTAGATTTAAAAGAAGTCATAGATATTATAAAATTTAATAAAGAGGGATTTATAACACGTACTGATATTCTTCTATATATCTTATATCTCTTAAATGAATAAAACGCGTAATATGAACTTTTATAGCCTTATACGTGAATGAAAATAAAACTAATAAAAGAAAGCTTATGAAACATAACGATAACAATGATCCTGATCTCCCTGAAAATGAAGAGTTCGAATTTGAACCTGATGAGGAGGGTTGGGATATAGATGATGATAATTATGAAGAGGAAAAGAATAGATGTCCTTATTCTGATATCATGATGTCTGCTATCCTATGTCCTAAGCCATTTGGAATGATTTGGCCTGAAGAAATGATGATCAAACTTCTAAAGAAAAAAGGATATAAGATTCTAACTAGACATGACGGAGAGTTAGAAAAAGATTATAAAGTAGCTGTTAAACCCGGTGATCCTGTTATTAGCGGGAATGGTTATAGTAATCTACAAAATAAATTTGGAGAAGAAGTACAGAATATTATTATGAACTGGCTTTTAAAGATTAGTGAAAATAAATAAATTACCATGGAAGAAAAAGAACTCGTACAAAAGTGGAGTAAATTAATTGAAGCTTGTAAGAAATATTATGTAGACTCTCTTCCAACGGGAATGCTTGATTCAGAGTATGATGAACTAGAAAAACTTGCTCTGGAAGATGGCTTTTCTGCAAGAGACTATGTATTTAAGACTTATATTACTGGAACTAGAGTAAAAAACTACTACATCACTAAATTTCCAAAGAAAAAAGCTGAGGGAAAAATGATTGATTCAATGGCAGAAGTTGAAAAATCAATTGGAAAGAAACTTTATTGGGTTCCTAAGTATGATGGATCTAGTATAGCAATATATTTTGATCCGATGACAGGAAAAGTAAAAAATATTAATACAGTAGGAAATCTTAATACTACTGATTATGGAATTAGTCAAATGGGAAAACTTATTGATTTTATTCCTAAGAATATTCCAACTGGTGTAGTTGCTATTCAATGTGAGGCTATTATTGATCTTAGTAAGATGACAGAGAATCCAGAAAGAGCTAGACAAGCTGTAAATGGACTTATTAATAGCCGATACTTGGATGATAAAGTTAATCAATTGTTAACTCTAGTTTGTTATCGATATTATATTGATGACACTGTTAGTCCTGCTGCTAAAATAAATACTCTTGTTGACTATAGAGATATGGTTACTAAAGGTTTTAGTCAGGTTAGGTCACAGTTAGATGGACATTATATGTTTACCCCTGCTCAAGTTTGGACTTTAGACGAATTAAAAACATTGCCTGAAAATTTTACAGAGAGTGATAGAATTCAAACAAATTCAGTCCTTACTCTGATTGATGGTTGGGTAGCATATGATGAACATGGTGTCTGCCTCGGTGCAATTAAATTCCCTGGTGCTGGAAGTGGTGATGCGAAAATTACTACAACTGTTAAAAGTATTCAGTGGAATGATCAAGTATCGAAAGGAAAAGATTCATGGTCAGCAAATGTAATCATAGATCCAGTAACAATTAAAGGCGTCAAAATTAAAAAACCTAGTGCGGGATCCGTTTCAAAACTAATAACAAAGAATATTACTCCCGGTGCTGAAGTTGGAATTATTCTAGCAAATAGTACTATCCCGATGGTAGGTGATGTATATAAGCCAGGTAACGGAGATTATCAATGGCCTAAATGTAGTTGCGGCTATCAATTAGGAAGTAGTGATGTATATGGATCTCTTCTTAAGTGTGGAAATCCTATGTGTACAGAGCGCATTGGACGAATGACAGCTTATATACAAAGCCTAAGTGATATTCATAAAGACATTGATTTAAACAAACTATTAGTTATTGATCGATTTAAGTGGGAAAATACTACAATTAATACTGATCAATTGTTGACTTTTGTAGAATGTGGAAATGAACAGGGTTATCATGACCTTTTAGCATCTTACTTAACAACAGATCTTCAAAAAAGAAATCTAGAATTAGTATGGAAGGCTAGTTTCCTAGTACTCAAAAGTTTCTATGAAAATGGAAAAACAGCATCTAATTAAAAATGAAAAAAGTACTGACTTTACTGATTTAACTAGAATGACTTATCATACCATTAAGGCTATTTTTAGTTATAGAGCTAGAATAACTCAAATAATAGAAATGCTAAGAGTATCTTTTGGTATTGATGAGTTTCAAATATATGATCCGCGTCTAATGAGAAATGGTGAATTTAATTCATACCTTCTCGATTTTCAACAGGACTTCATGGCAGGTAAGGATGTTGATTTTACAGAACTATACGAAGCAATCATCAAGGCAGGAGATTTCTTAAGTAGTGAAAGACGATTATTTGAACTAGGAAATGTAGAGGAAAGACTTTGGGGAATTCTGTTAGCTATAACAGATCAAGAAAATGTACATAACATTTAATAAATAAAATGATTGAAGTAAATTTATATCTTATTCCGACGACAGACGCAAATGCTACAGTAGGTCGTCTTGTTGCTCGTAGTCGTTATGACAAAGAGGCTATGGGCGTAAGTATTATGAATTTTGTTAAAGGATTCTTGAAGAATAATGTTTCAGAGTTTGAGAGCTCACTTAAGAATCCTGAGTTAATTAATCTTATTAACAATGATACTGAACTAACTGTTCGTGATTTAGCTTGTATCAATTATTATCTCCAACGCGCTGGTTTTACTGTTCAAATTCAGAATGTAACTGATGATGAGGAGAATGCAAATCAGATTGGTGATGATCAAGTAGAATGGAATGTAATTGATTACAACTTTATGCAGAATGATTATCCTACTGCAATCAAGATTATTCCTGATGAGGGCATGGATATTCCATCAGTTCTTAAGAAAATTGTTGATCAGGCAGGTTTATTTGATGTAACTAAGTTTAATGGTGTTAAGAATCCTTTTACAGTACTCTTAGCTAACCTTGAACGAGTTAAACAAATTAACGGATCAGTTTCTAGTTCACTTACAACCCGAATTTATGCCCTCCTAGATCAAATGGGTATTAAAATCTTTTGTGCAACTAACGCAGATTAATAATGACAACACTACAAAACGACTTATTAGAGATCTATAACTCCCTAGTAATATTTAGTGAAAAGACGTTAGATCCTAAATTTCCATGTCCTATTGTAGTATCTTTTATTGAAAATGATAATCAATTATCTTTTGAACAAGGATCAAATTCTATACGGTTAAGTCTTCCTTTATACTATTGTTTAGCATTGGAAGATCTAAAGAAACCAACATACCTCCTTCCAGAAGATTATGATTATTTAATGTCTACACTCCAATCTCTCATAGGTTCTGGTGAGTTAATAAAAGATAGAACTTGCTTAAGCCCTGAGAATTGGGGATTTGATATATATGGAGTTGATCTGAGACAGTTTAAGAAAGGACCAAATATCCTTGGAAGTATTAGATTTATCTCAGGAACTTCTTGGATTTTTAGGATAATGACAAAATTTAAATATAGAAAATGCTTGAACTAAATTTTAAAAATGAATCACCAAATCCAGCTCCATCATATGCCGATCCTGGATCAAGTGGGATGGATATACGTGCTTGGTTAGGACAACCTAGTATCACTCTTATGCCTGGGGAAAGGGTATTAATTCATACAGGAATTTATGCCGATATACCACAGGACTACGAACTACAAGTTAGAAGTAGAAGTGGACTTACTTATAAGAGGGGATTAGTAGTTGCAAATGGAATTGGAACCATCGACTCATCATATAAAGACGAAATTGGAGTAATTCTTCACAATATCAGTCAAGAAGTACAGACCGTAGAGGAGGGTGAAAGAGTTGCTCAATTAGTATTGATTAAAGTTGAAAAAGCTCAAATTAATACAGTTGATGAAATTAACAGAGACGGTGATAGAGGTGGTGGATTTGGTCATACAGGAACAAAATAATAATAATAATATATGAAGGCTAAAAAGAAGAAAGAGAAAGTTGTTGAAGAGAAAGTAGAACAAGTGTTGGGTAATAATAATAGTAATTATGATATTAGTCCGGCAGAAACAAGAAAATGGCAAATAGTTAATGGAGCATGGCAGAATGTAGATGAAGTTGCATCAGCCCTTTGGGGAAGTATTCATGGCTCTTTACTAGAGTATTCTGGACCATTCTTTGCGTATAAAAGTACAAAGAGTAATACAGAATTAGTACAACTAGTGGTAGTTATGAATTTTGATAGAAATTCTGGTTTGGTTATTCCTGACAATTTTGGAGTTGGAATGATTACTTCTGGTTTTTCGATGCTACTGCCACACGTGCCAATGCGATATCTAGAAACTAGTTTGCATAATGACTTAGTTAAGTATAAAGTTGAAACGAATATTATAGATATTTACGAACAATTAATTTTGGAGTATAAAAAAATTTATGGCGAAAAAGAAAATTAATACAGAATTTATATTATCAGTAGATATTGGTTTTAGTAATGTAAAATATTGTTATTATTCAGAGGATGGAGTTCTTCAGTTTGATAAATATATATCAGCAATTGCAAAAATTCCAGATCCTCTTACACTAGATAATGATAGTTTATTCCAACTTGGTTTGGATTATTACCTAATATCTACTCCTGCTCTTAAAGTAGATAGAAACCTACTTCTTCCTATGGAAACCTTTGAAAATCTAATGGAAGTTTATCCTATTCATGTCTCATACCTTCTTAACAAATTTAATAAAGAAGGAAGAAATGTAAATAGAATGGTTTTGGGTCTAAGCCTTGCTTTTAAGGATAGAGCAGATGAATTATTGGATCACTTATATAATACTCTCTGTATTGAACCATCCACTAACTTCTTTTCTATACTTCCACAAGGATTGAGTGCTAAGATTGCATATTCAGAAGTCGGAAGTAATATAAAAGAAATTGCAAAAAGAAATGAAACTAAGATGGAATCATTTGGAATCGTCGATGGTGGATTTAATAGTGTTGATGTAGCTATTTGTATTGGTCAAAATGCTGCCGCTGCCGCTGTTGGTCTTGCTAATACTGGCGTAATTAATATTGCATTTAATCTCAAAGATTATTTGTATAAACAATATGGATTAGTTGTGTCAGTTAAAGAAGCTCAAACTATTATTGATTCTGAAGATAAAGTCCTGGTTCGTCGTGGCAGAGTAATAGATCTATCAGAAGAGGTAGATAAGTTCTCTAAGAAATATCTAGTTGATGTACTTAATCTTATTGAAGAAAGATTTGGTAATTACCTCGATAATCTAGATGGAATTTTATTCTGTGGTGGAATAGCATATTATATTAATCGATATAAAGAAAGTATTAGAACAGAGATTGAAAAACATTTTCCCATGAGTTTTATTCATACTCCGGAAATACTAAGTGAATACTATAATTGCTATTCGTATATGAAAATAGCTGAAAAAATGATTCAGCAATAAAATAAACAAAAGTATAATTAGATGATTAAACTCTAGTTATACTTTCTTTTAATTATATTACATGGAATCAAAAACAATAAAAGGCCAGGCTTGGATACAAGGAGATAGTCTGGTACAGCAGCAAATACTTTTACTTTCAAATGGTTCCGTATGTGAGAACGTAGTGTCTCTTATTGATAATATATGGGATAATCTATTAGGAAATGATGATAGTTATCCTATAAAAACAAATGGAAAGGGGTATTTTTATTGGGAATATACAATGAATGATACTGTGGATGATAGTATTGAAACTACTATTAATTTTGAATGTCCACGACCTAAAGAAGATCTATTTAAAGAGCCATATGATCCAACTACGGGAAAAACAGATTGGGCAAAGTATTGGTTAACTAAATTAAAAACTACAGTTGAGAATTCAAAAGCATATAATATTCAAAAAACTGAGTATACTCTCCCAGGAACACAAAGAATGAACTTTACAACTGGATTACCTGAGGAGCTTGATGAAGTAAACATTAAGATAAATGATATTGGTGATATTACCAATCTTCTTTCAATGTTTTGATAAATATTCAGAACCCTAGTACAACTATCGTATTGGGGTTCTACTTTTCTTCAAAGCCTTATTAATGTGATGATGAGAAAAGAACAAAAAGAAAAATTAATGTATTGGTTAGCAAAAAAAGCATTGGAAAATAATATTCCATCTAAGGTACTTAACCAATTTAATAGTGCGATAATTAAAGTATGAAAGATTATTATAAAATACTTGGAGTTGAGAAAACAGCAACTGAGGATGAAATTAAAAAAGCCTACCGAAAAATAGCAATAAAATATCACCCAGATCGAAATCCAGGAAATAAAGAAGCTGAAGAAAAATTTAAAGAAGCCGCCGAAGCATATGATGTCTTACACGATCCTGAAAAAAGAAAGAAATACGACAATGGAGGAATGGATGAAAGTATGTTTTCAGGAGGTTCTAGCGGATATGGATTTAATATGGATGATATTTTCTCCAATTTTGGTGATATTTTTGGAGGTATGGGTGGATTTCATTTTAGAGGAAATGGAGGACGTGTTAATAGAGGGTCAAACCTTAGAATACGTGTAAAAGTTACCCTAAATGAAATTTATTCCGGAATAACTAAAAAATTTAATATTAAACGATTAGTACAATGTCATCAATGCAATGGAACCGGTGGTACTAATAGTATGACTTGCCCAAACTGTAAAGGAACTGGACAGAAAATTAGTATAAGTAATGGCCCACTGGGAATAATGAAATCCTTTACTACCTGTGATAAATGTGGTGGTACTGGAACTATCTTTAAAAATCCTTGTTCATGCTGTAATGGATCTGGATTGGAAAGAAAAGAAGATACAGTTGATATCCAAATTCCTGCAGGCGTGGAGGATGGAACAGTTTTAGTAGTTCAAGGTAAAGGTAATTTTGGACAAAGAGGAGGAGCTCCTGGAGACCTTCAAATATTTGTTGAAGAGATTCCTGATACTAGATTTCAAAGAGTTGGACAAGACCTACTTAAGAGTATAACAGTGGATGTTCCTACTGCTATTTTAGGAGGAGAAAAAGAAATAGAAACACTTTCTGGAAAAGTAAATCTTAGTATTAAAGCAGGAACGCAGCCAGGAACAACACTAAGATTAAAAGGAAAAGGATTACCACCTTATGGAAATTTAATAATTAAAATTGATGTAAAAATACCAACTGACCTAAGTGAAGAACAAAAAGAGCATGTACGTGCCCTGAAAGAGAAGGATTAGCGTCCTTTTTCTTTTTATAACCTTATACTTGTATGATAAAAGAAAATAAATGGATTAATGGAGCAATACCTGCTCTCTTCATTCACTCCTGTATTGGAAGTGTTTATTGTTGGTCTCTATTAAAAGGGGACATATCACAGGCTATTGGATGTTCTGTTGGAAGTATAGAATTCGCTTTTTCATTAGCAATTTTCTTCCTTGGAATGTCAGCAGCTTTTGGTGGACGATTTGTAGAAAGGAATGTAAAGAAAGCTTCACTTCTAAGTACCTTCTGTTTTATTACAGGCCTACTTGGAACTATCTTAGCAATACAATTAGGAAGTATTCCTTTGTTATTCCTATTCTATGGTGCAATTATGGGTATAGGTCTTGGAATAGGATACCTCAGCCCTGTAAAAACCCTAATGCTCTGGTTTAAAGAACATAAAGGATTGGCTACCGGAATAGCAATTTCTGGCTTTGGCCTAAGTAAAGTCCTATTCTCACCACTAATTGAATGGTGTAATCAGGCGCATGGAGTACAAATGACATTACTCTTAATGGCTGGAATTTCTGCTATTTTCATGAGTATAGCAACTTGGGTAATAAAGAAACCTAATGGATGGGTAGAAAAACAAAGTCCATTCTCATTAAAAGAATCATGGCACATTATAACAAACTCTACCTACCTACGAATCTGGTTTATCTTTTACCTAAATATTACTTGTGGTCTAGCATTAATCAGCTTTGAGAAAACACTGGCACTTGGAGTTGGTATTACGTGGATTGCAATACTATCATCCCTTACAGCAGCATTCAATACATTAGGACGATTCGGATATAGTACCTGTTCAGATTACTTACACAGGAAAATTTGGATATATGTAATTATATTCCTAACATCACTGCTAGTTTGTATTGGAGGAACATCATTATCAATAATAGGTACAGTATTGCTCTTGTGCATCGTAAACTTAGGCTATGGGGGAGGATTCAGTACATTGCCAACTCTCTTGCAATCTAGGTTTGGTATGGAAAAAATCAGTACTATTCATGGATTTGCATTATCTGCTTGGGCTTGGGCTGGACTTAGTGGAAATCAACTCTCATCATTCGTTCTAGAGAGATGGGATACTACAATATTACTGTGTATCTTAAGCGGATTGTATGGATTAGCCCTTATTACTAGTATGTCATTGTTAAAAAAGTAAAATAAGAGAAAGAGAAGATTTATTCTTCTCCATCTCTTTTTATTTCTTCCTCACTATCTCAAAACCAGGAATTTGTTTGTCTAGTATGTGTGGAAAATAGCACAAATTTTGGGTTTTTACTAATATAAGTGTTAGAAAATATTATATTTTTAAAACAAGTATCTGAGAAAATACTTTAAAATTTCCCACAATTTAATTTTCGCCGAAGCAAAAAAAATAGAGAAGAACATACTTCAATTTATCCGTACGTCTACTTTATCTCTGTAACCCTTTTTTCTTCTCTCTTAAGATATCCACAATAGTTTACATTAACATTAATTCTAGAAGCTATGCAATATCCTGTTAATATTCTTTTTGTGCAATATCTTTTGGTTAACCTATTTCACCACAAAGGTAGGATTTCTCCATATATAAGGATTTTAGTCTCTAACAAACGTAACTTTTTTCTCAAAAATAGTTTTATATAGAGTTTGTACTCCTTTTGATATATAATCCTCTTTCATCAACTTCTTACTGCTAGTGCTTAGATTTCTAGGAGAGATATAACCATTTCTTATTATATCTTTTTCTATTAATTCTTCGAATACCATTAAGCTATTTTCTAAGTTTTCATGCTGTAAGTAGAATTCTAATCCAGTTTCAGCAAAATCAGGAATAAATTCAGTTCTTGAACTACACGATTCAAAATCTAGTTTTAATTTTGCTTTTGCTTTAGCCCTCTCTTTTCTATTTACAACTCTTGTTTTCCACATACCACCACCATAAGACTCATACCTAAAAGTTTTTATTCCATACTTAATTTCTAAGTATTTGTCTCTAGCTTTATCCAAAAGTTCTCTTTGTTCGTGATGTTTTCCATCTACTTCAAAATTGATACTTTTTTCTTTTACATAAGCATCTAGTGAAATGAAATTTTTATCCATTTCATCTATTGCACCCTTAAAGAAATTAGCTTTTAAAGTTTTAGATTCTTGTCTTAATTCTTTTTCTGATAGAATACCTTTATATGCTTTTATTATACAATTTTGCCATAGATTAATATCTTCAATTGGAAAGATTATTTCTCTACATATAGGAATTCCAAGGGAAGTAGCATCTTTTTCAAATTGTTCAAAATACCAAGATTCTCCCATTTTTAAAAGTGAATTTTCGAAGTATTCTCCCTTCTTATTCTTACCTTGTCTTTTAGAAGCAATATTAATTGTATAATTTCTATTTCGGTTACTGCATATCCAGGTTGGAAATAAGAATTCAGGACAACCATCACTAGCAGTCATATAATTTGATGATCTAATATATTTTAATAATAACTCATGTAACTTTTCTTTTGTCATTTACACATTTACTTTAATTTTCCGAGAGCCACAACAACTCTCTCAAAAGTAAGGAAAAGAATAGGAGAACTAGTCTCCTTTTGTCTTTTCATAATCATACTTTGAATAATGTATGTGTATTTTCCAAAGATGAATATCAAACCCATGAGGTTTCTTTTCAAATCCAAACTCAGAATAGTTTCCCATGCTTGCGGATAATATAATATTTATATCACTATTCTTTGTTCCGATATACCAACTCTTATACATTATCTTCTACTACTTTAAACTTTTTTATAAAATCTTCTTTCTCTCTAACATAAACTTTTCCAGAATTGGAGTACATTACTGCTTTAATCCAATTCTTAGAAGAGTCTTTCATTTCACATTCCCCAAGATACATATACTTATTATCATGGCTTAAGCCAGTAGATCCTGGAGTTTTGTTCTTAAATTCTACAATATCAAACTGTTTCATATTTTATTAAAGGAGAAGTATTTCTCAACTCCTCCCTTTTATTATATTTATACATTTCTATGGAATCTAACTTTAATACTTGAGAGATCCTTAACCATATTACATCCCTGTTCAAGGATAAATCTATAATATGGATCATCAACTAATTGAATACTCTGTTCAATTTGATCTCTTGTCATATCACAGCTAGCATTAAGCTCCTTACAATTCATTATTTTGTCGTATATCTTTAAAATACTATATGCATCGCCAGAATATTCTATAGTATCTTTATCAATCTGTTTCATTTCTTTTGCAGTTTCATATGAATAACCTGACAAAAGGTCGAACAATAGAAAGATTTTAGGACCTATTTTTGCGCAATATTCCGTATAATTCTTATCATAGAATTCTCTCATATCAAAAATTTTTGATACAGGAACATAGTTAGTATTGGAATCCGCTTCATTCACATAAGTTCACTACGCTTATGCCGGGATAAACTCCCTGCTACCAGTCTCCTGATAGACTAGACTATATCATCAAAGGTTATATACTTCCTTTGCCTACTGTTTCGAATATCAATCGTTTATATTCTACTCTCTTTCGAGATAGTCGTTGAGTAAATTGCAGATTAGTAGTAGTCAACTATTAATCTTTTATTGATTTTTCTTTAATCTTCCTAGTCTGTAACTAGGATTATTTTGAAGAAATTTCTCTTTTTCTTTTTCAGGAATTCTAATTTCTTTAGTTCCGTTATTAACTAAAACTTTTTTAGGAGCTCTATATTTTCCTCGTTTTCTTCTTGGACCTTCAATTCTTCCTATAAATTTAAATTCAGAATATTCTTTAGTACCTAATAAGTTTCTATCTAATAATTTAGAAACTTTTCCATTATTTACCCAAATCTTTCCTTTATTCGGAGAAACCAAGGAACCTTTTGTGTAACCTAAAGTTTCATACTCTTTAAGATCTTTCGGAAGAATCATTTTACTAGATACTCCATTATTAATCCATATAGTCCCTTTTAAAAAATCATGTTTACAAGATCCTATATAAAATCCATTGTCTAGAAATCTATCTACGTCTTCAGGATATACGTATATATCATATACTCCATCATTTACACACACGGTTCCTTCTTTCCAACCGGGTTTTCCATCAGGAGATACATTATACCCAAAGAGAACAGAATCAAACTTTTTTATAAAATTTGTTTCTTCTATTAGAATTCTTTCATAGTTCTCTGGTCTATCTTCGTCTTCGATAATTAGCTGAAACTCAGATAAGTAGAGATTCATGTTATGATACATACCGCGACATTTTAATGTATTGTTATCTCTGAATAGCATTACATGTCCGTGATGTCTATCATAAAGTCTATTAGGTATTCCGTACTTTGCCGTACCTATATAATTCTTATTTAATCTGCAATCATGAATTCTATATAGGATAGAGTTATAGTTTAGCAACTCTTTTGGCAATAGTTCTATACCATTCACTAAATCTTTAAAATTATATACTTCTTTCATTTTATTTATATTTATTTAAATTGCAATTTACTGCTGATTGACTCTATTTACTGAATTTTTACTATTGTGACTAAATCAATAGTATCAGTAACCTAACGAGTTGTTCCAGCATCAAGTAGGTTTATTGTACACCATTTTGTTAATGCACACAGATAATTGGTTGTAAAGGAGTTTTCCATCCTTCCTCAAGAGAGACTCGTATATTGTTATTAAAACCTCGGGCCATAATCGATGCAGTTCCTCCTTGTATAGGAAGATTAACCCCCAGTCTTTTTATACGAGCTATTAAGTTTTGTCGTTCTCTTTGAGTTTTTGCTTTTGGAAGATAATCATAGAATTCTCTCACTCTTAGTTTATCACCAAGCATTGTATTTATATATCCATTGTGATTTAGTGGATATTCTCCTTGAGTATCTACGTATTCTCGGAGTTTTGGGAAAGATTTATATAACGACTGAATAATATTTTCAGCCTCTTCAACAGATGCATCAAGTCTTTCAGCTAGACTATTCTTGCCTAAGCCATACAAGACGCCAAGGAAGACAGTTTTGAATTTTTTCCTCCATTTCTTCTGTTGTTTTTTAGTTAACTTCTCCCATCCTTCCTCACCAAGGTAAAGTTTTGCACTGTATATGTAAATATCTTCACCAGCATTAAACTTAGAAATTAGACCACTGTCCGTGGACGCGTATCCAGCTGCCTTTACTTCCGCGCTACTACATTGTGTTCGAGAGGTACGTTACTTCTCCCGGTTCTCTTATGAACTCCTGTATGTCTCCATACAGATCAGACTATATCTTAATCTCATTTCTGAGATTCTTACCGTTTCCACTTAACGATTTCAAGTGTACTCCCATTATTGGGATAGTCGTTGAGGTTTAAGAATTCAATTGGTTAGTCAGACCAATCTCTTTTATCTTTTCTATAAGGATATCACTATCAGTTATGACTTCAGTAAAATATCCGTTTTCTTTATATACTTCTTTGCTATTAGTGAAGTAGATTATAGGAATATTATTATTAATAGCATATTCAAATTTCATTTTATCTCTTTCTATACCTTCTTCTGTATAAAGTTTTGAATTTGGATCGAAATGCTGGCTACCATGATACTCTATAAGTATATTATAATCAGGAAGATAAAAATCATATCTAAGTTTGTGTTTTTTCTTTCCTTTAAGATCTTTGAAAGTTTTTTCAGAGACATAGTTTATTAAGTTATCATCAAATAATTTTTGTAAACTAATTTCTCCAAAAGATTTTACAGCCGGGAGTAATTCTTCTTGTTCTTCTTTGGTAAAACTTTTCAAGAATCTTTTATATCCTCCATAAAATCTTCTCCGAAAATCGTCTCTTGATACTATATTATTTTCTTGTATAAAATCTCTAAAATCATCTATGGTATTAAGATTAGAGTAGTTACGGACTATTGAAGGTAATAGTTCATTTTGCTCCTCCTCACTGAGAATTTTCAAGAATCTATCATGTCCTCTATAAAATCTTCTCCGAAAATCGTCTCTTGATACTATATTATTTTCTTGTATAAAATCTCTAAAATCATCTATGGTATTAAAATTAGAGTAGTCATTGATGTTTGAAGGTAATAGTTCATCTTGTTCCTCCTCACTGAGAATTTTCAAGAATCTTTTATATCCTCCATAAAATCTTCTCCGAAAATCGTCTCTTGATACTATATTATTT